CTTGTAACAGCGACAGGATTATTGAAGGCTTGCATCAAAAGTCCATCATCCTTAATTTCAGGAGTCCTTGGTCGTGTTCTTACAAATTCAAGAGTTTCCGACATTCTCTGTCAATTGTGTTTTATGTATGCTTTCAATAAGTGCTAATTGTTCTGGTGTCATGGAAGTCAAATCCAGTTTTGCTATATTAATATTGGTATGAACTGATTCTGACCTTTGTACTTCTGACCAATGTTCTTTGTCTTTTACTGCAAGTATTTTGACACAGGCATAAGCATTTGGTTTTGCATATTTTTTTAAAGTTACAATTTCCACTTTTCCCTGATACCCCACAGCAGTTTCTTCTTCATAATAAAACCCATTTGCTATTTTAAAAATACTCTCTGCCACTTCCCCAAGGGACATTATTCTCCCTTGTTGCAGGGCTTCATAAAATCCTGGTTTGTTGTTCTTCCATTTTGTAAGACAATCAGGAGTAACACCCCACACAGTTGCAATCTGAACATCTGAAAGTCCTAACTTTGCAAGCTGTGTGGCTTGCTGAATATACTTGTCGTCCCATTTGGATGTTTCTTCCCAACCCATTTTCTAAAAAATTTCCCAAAAGATATAACATTATTTTGGATAATCAGATAAAAAGGTATTAATATCTTTTTCTACTTTGTTGGAAACTGTTGTGTATAGGGTGTTTGAGATATACAGGGAAGTTTAAAAGGAGTTTTTAAGATGTATTTTAATGAATAAAGGATAAAAAGGTCTGAATATATTTATATAGCATTTTGATTTATCAACATGTTATAAAATAAAAAATCCCCTAACATTTCTGAAAGAGGACTAAGACCATTTTGATTTATCAAAATGCTATTTTTTGGTGAATATTCTTCTTATTATATATCCTCTACCAATACTTGCAATTGTAAATATGAATGTTATCAAGATATTTTGATGTAAATTTACAGGGATATCCATTAATGGAAATAAAATTAATTGGATGAGAAAACTAATCCCCATTCCTACAAAGGTATTTGTCAAACTTTCAATTAAAGATTTTTGTTTTGTTTGCATAATGGAAACATTTTCTTAACTACTTCTTCATAATTTGTTTCAAAGAATCCTTTTCTCTGAAAGTTTTTAATTGACATTTCACTAATCCACCAGTAAAATGCTTCATAAGGATCTTGAAAGAATTTACTTATGCCTTTTTCTGCTTTAATATTCTTATCTATTGCTTTAATTACAGCATACACATATCTTGGAAACATTTTATATTCTCTTATCCTTGCTTTACTCACTAAAGGACATCCTATGCAACCCAATCTGTCAAATCCTTTATCATACCATTCTGAATAAGGTAAATTATTTTCTTTAATATAATCCCACACATCTTTTGTAGTCCAATACATAATTGGGTAGACATGTATTTTCCCTTTTAGTCTTGTGTCACAACTTTCAGGTTCTTTTAATTCCTTTAACCTCTTTCCTCTTTTTACTCCCTCATCAATTCTCAACCCTTCAAACACTTTAGCATCTTTCCCAACATACTCTTTTAAATGTTGACAACAAAATCTGTGTTGACGGGTTGGCAATCCATATTTTGCCACAACCTGATAAAAAGATAACTTGGGTTGGATAATTTCTACATCAGGATAATTCTTTCTGATAAAATTGATATGCCCTGGAGGATCAATAGTAGTATTGGTGTAAACAAATCTAAACTTTAATCCACTCAACTTTGCTAAATGATAAATTGCAACAGAATCTTTACCACCTGAAAAAGCAAGAATATTTTCTTTCTTTTCATCATACAATCCTTTTATAATTTGCAAACTTTGCTTTTCTTTTTTTATTAGTTCTTCATTCATATTGTAATTATACAAATAATCTTTGACATTTTCCAGAAATTCATTTTAAATTTTTCAAAATTTCTGCTTGCAGACAAATGTTTGTAGAAAACCAAATAAATTTGGAGATTCTGAGGGAGGTTGGGCAGGGTTCACACCGGTTCCCATCTGTCAACTGACCCAACCTCCTCCTGATCCCTGATCTATTACTACAGGTACACAACTATCATATTACTGTTATACTGTCTTATTTGCCCTTGTATGGGTGGGGTGGGGGAGAGGTTATTTTTCACTGTCATATTGTCTATTTTACATAATATTAATTATAGGACAGTAGGGGCACTATGTTTTATAACATACTTTGTTCTGATCCTTACTTTATTGTTGTTCCCCAGCCCTTCTTTATTTGTTTATCTAATTACAAGTCCCAAGCTGCATACGTGCAGGATACGGGAAAATTTTCAGAAATCTGAATCTATAATTATAACACAATACTGGAAATAGTACACTTATACTATATACAGGGTACCTACTACATTATACTACATATTCAGATAATAATTTATTAGTTAACTTATTGAGTAGTTTTTTTACTCATTATTGGGTAATTTATTTACTCATCTTATTTATAATCATTATAAATTACATATTTCTTTTAAAGTTTCTTTAAATATGTATTGTTATGTCAATTATTAATTATACATTTACATAACAATTAATACATACTCATTATGAAAGCAATACTACATTTTTTACCCTTTGCACCCCTTTACATTTTTTGCCTGGTTGCACTCTTTTTATTAATCCAGTCCTTTGCTCAAATGTTTGTTAACCCATCTAAAAAATAACCTATTATGAAAACAGAAAATAAACCTCTTGCATACTACCATTACAACACCCCAAAAGTAACTATTAACTGGAACAATCATAAACAAATGGGTTCTTATTTTTCTGCATTATCTGCATTAAATAAAATTTGTGAATTAAATACACATCCACAAAAATCTGATATTTGGGAAATTTGCACACCAGATGGAGTTTTGAACGTTTCAAATCTTGTAAATAATAACCTATTATGAAAACATTAGAAAAATCCCGCTTCATTGCATTTTTTGCAATTACTTCAATTCCTATTTTATTAACCTTTATAATATCTTCCTTATTATGAAAACAGTAACTAAAAAAACAATCAGAAAACCGGCCAAAACTAAGAAGCTCCTAAATTATGGTATCATAAAAAATACCTTTGACTCTTTTCACACTTACCAAAGAAACAATTAAAAAACTAAGAAAATGAAAACATTTGTCACATTTGTAAACGGTTACCAAGAGGTAGCAAACATGGCTGAAGCCATTGTTGTAGCAAAAGAAAACGACAATACTAATTTTATTGTTGAGGTAGATGAGTCAAAATTACCTGAAGGTTTAAAAGCCGAAGAATGCTTATATGCCGAAGAAGATGGGGCAATAAAAAGAACAACATTGTAAAATACTTAGCAGTACCGGGGCGATAATCTCAAAACCGCGTACTGCTAAATATTAATTTTATTAACTAAAAACTATTAAGAAAATGAAAACCAACGCCACAATTGATCAATTAAATGATGCTTTGAACTTCATAAATATGAGATTCAAAAACAATGTACAATTTTAAGGAAATAAAACAAATCTCCTCTAAACGTGTTAATTTTACTTTGAGGGTGAAAAGTTCTTCAGGTCCTGGAGCAAAAATAGGTTATTCAGGTCGCAAAACTATTTCCGCTTGTTGGCATGTACATGGATATTTCTTTGAATACCTGTTTTTATCATATCCTGGAATATACATAATAAGTCAGGGTAAAAAAATGACAAGTAATTCAGATAATTGGCAAGATCAGAATATTGGATCAATAATGCAACCTTTATATTTTTCTGAAGCTTGTAATTGTAACTAACTTTTGCCGGTTCAAAGTCCGGTTTAATAATGATGACTACAGGATATACAAAACTATTCTGTAGTAAATTAACCAAAAGTTTACAAACCAAAAAAGAAATTAAACGTTAACCAAATATTTACTATTATGAAAACAAAAACTATTATTTTATACCAATTTGCTGAATTATCAGAAGATAAAAGCAAATAACAAAATTCTGCAAACTTTGTCAGAATTGGAAACTGTGTTAAGAAAACTTTATGATCCTTTTGATTATACTTGTTTAAATGCAAAAACAAGCAGATACCTTAATTTATAAAGACAGAAAAGGAAATGAAATTGTAATGGAGGAATTTTATGAGGATCTTCAACATTTTATTGACATAAATGAAACAATGTTAATAAAAGATTCAGCAGAAAATTTTGAAACAATTAAAAAGTTAAGAAAATACCATGTTGATAAATCAAAATGCTTAAATAACTGAAATACAAACAACTAAAAATACAAACAATTTAAACTGCTAAGAAAATGAAAATATATAGAGCCATACAAACAGACAACATAGATATTAATAACGTCGGTTGTCATTGGACATGGAATCGTGAAGTTGCAGAAAACGTACATAAGGTTGTTTATGGCGGTTGTTCAGATGACTTTGACGAAACAGCAGTGGTGAAGATTATTGAGGCAGAAATAGACCAAAATGCGACAGACTTTGAAGCAACAATGTATTCAATATGTGAATACCCTGCCGAATTTGAAATCGTATTGAAAAAAAATGTTCAAATAGGTGAATATAATACAGGTAGCAGGGTTGATGATTGGGTTAATTCTATTGAGAGAAGCGAAGATGAAACTATTGGAAACGTAATACATCAAATTACGTACAGAAACACAAATAGAGAAGCATTTGCAACGAGCCTCAATATGATGCGTGAATTATTTCAACTTGAATATTAACTAAAAACTATTAAGATGAAAACCTCAAAAAGAACTTTTAGATTTGCTCAAAAGAACTGTAAACGAAAAAGCAAATGAAGCAACTGTTTTAAGATACAAATATCCTGAACCGGAAAACCAAAAATTTTATTTTGGCAGGTATATGGCATTTTCTGAAATGTATTCTTTATTATGTAACCTTGAAAAACATATAAAATGAGACACAAATGTACTTTAGAGTCTATTGCATTAACTACTTTAAAACCTGGTAATTGTTTTTATTCTCACAAACAGGATAAAGATTTAACTGCAATTGCTTCATACTACAAAAAGAAAATAAAAACTGAAAGGTTAATGTTGATCAATCCACAAAAAACAACAATTGAAAAAATAACTAAAATCACAATATTATGACAAATATTAAAGATGTTAATGGGTATAGCTGTTATTGGATTGAAAAAGGTATTTATTCTTTCTCAAAGAAAACCCCCACAAGTCCCACAAGGTATTCTACAATAGAGTGTGAAGAAGAACAGCTAACTAATGGGGACATAGAATTTATGACCTTAAATGGTCTTACATTAACCAAAGCACGTAAAAAAGCTTATCAGAAGAAATTTACGAACAACATTAAAAAATAATATTATGAAACTACTCAATTTAATCGTATCAATTACTTTTCTGACACTTTCACTTATTTGTGGTGCATCGGCCCTGATTCTGAAAAGAATTGATTTAGGAGGCCTTTCCTGCATTTGTGGGGCAATTTCTTATGTAGCCTACAAAGATTTTGAAAATCCTGAACAAATTTAATTTTTATTAATCACATAAAAAACTTAAAAAATGAAAACAACTATTGTTATTAAATCAATTTTTGGAAAGGTCTTATTTGAATTTGAAAAAGAAAACAATTCAATTAAAGAAACAGTAGAGGAAGCTGTCAGAAGACATATTTCACTTAATTGTGCTTCACTTGACGGTGCTTCACTTAATGATGCTTCACTTAATGATGCTTCACTTAATCGTGCTTCACTTAATCGTGCTTCACTTAATGATGCTTCACTTGATGGTGCTTCACTTGACGGTGCTTCACTTAATGATGCTTCACTTAATCGTGCTTCACTTAATCGTGCTTCACTTAATGATGCTTCACTTGATGATGTTTCACTTAATGATGCTTCACTTAATCGTGCTTCACTTGATGGTGCTTCACTTAATGATGCTTCACTTAATGGTGCTTCACTTAATCGTGCTTCACTTAATTGTGCTTCACTTAATGATGCTTCACTTGATGGTGCTTCACTTGATGGTGCTTCACTTAATGATGCTTCACTTAATGGTGCTTCACTTAATGGTGCTTCACTTAATGGTGCTTCACTTAATGATGCTTCACTTAATCGTGCTTCACTTAATCGTGCTTCACTTGATGGTGCTTCACTTAAAAAATTAATAAACCAAACAACAATCCTTCCTGAAGGTGAATTGGTTGTATGGAAAAAATTAAGAGAAAATTTAATTGCAAAACTTCTTATCCCTGCAAAAGCAAAACGTGTAAATGCAGCAGGATACAGAAAATGCCGATTTGAATTTGCAAAAGTAATTGCAATTTATGATGGGAAAAAGAAAGTTAAAGAAGGTATTTCAAAACAACAAAGTGATTTTATGTATAAAGTAGGAGCGATTGTTACACCTGACAGTTTTGATCCTTCCCCTTTAATAGAATGTTCTCATGGGATTAATGCCTTTATTACCAAACAGGAAGCAATAGATTATTAATATGAAAACTAAAAAACGAAAATACTATTGTCTGCATTGCAGAAAAGCATGAAATGAACCTTATTTGGCAGACTTATGTTTTAAAATGGATATGGAAAACTTAACAAAAGAAAAAGATGAAAAGAGAATTAATGGGGCAAATGATGGAAGCCACAACAAATCAGGAATTAAACAAAATAAGAGATGAAAATCTTGACTTTTTGCATGAAAATCCTGAACTGTATTCTTCTTTACGTCAGGCAAGAAAAAGAATAAACAGGATAAGAAAGGAATCAAAAAGAAATTGGAAACTTCAAATGAATTAAAAATATGAGGACAACAGAAAGATATTACACATTTGGAGATTCTGAAATTCACACAATTTCAGATGTTGAAAACGGGGAATATTTGGACACCACAATTTTAATAGGAAGATCTTATATCTGTACTATTGAAGGAAACAAAATTCCTGAATTTATTTCAAAATTACAAACCATTGTTGAAAATTATAGAATATGAAACAATTAGCAGACGGAAAACAAGTAGCAGCAAGAACATATTATTATCTTCTTGATTATATGGATAAAAATTTTGATAATCAACCTTTGTATAAAGCATTTGGTAAAATCAGATTGTGTGATATAACAATTGATGAATATGTTCAATTTTTTGAAAGGTGTACTAAGAAGGATTTACAAGATTTACAATTATTAAACCAATGACTAAAAACATTGCCTCAATAGCAGAAAACAACAAAGGAGAAAAGGTTGTAAAAATAACTTTTGAATATGAAATTACTCTCCTTAACAAAGTCCGAGAACTTCCCGGAAGGTTATGGCATCCTGCTGACAAATGCTGGTCTGCTCCTTTACATGAAGAAACTGTAAACAAATTGAAATCTTGGGGATTTTTGATTGATAGTAAATTACAGGATCATCTGTTACAAAACAATAAGGTAACTAAAGAAATAGTTATTAATGGAATCCCTGAATTGAAAGGGACTTTAAGACCTTTCCAAACTCTCGGTGTGGCTTTTATTGAAAACAAAAATGGGCGATGTTTAATTGCGGATGAAATGGGACTCGGAAAAACCATTCAATCAATAGGTTACATAAGTTTGCACAGAGATAAAACTCCTGTTATTGTTGTTTGTCCTGCTTCATTAAAACTGAATTGGGAAAGGGAAATGGAAAATTGGTTAACAAATCCAAAAACAGAAGTACTTTCAGGTACTACTCCTTACAAAACAAAAGGGGGAATTCTTATTATCAATTATGATATTGTGTTTGCTTGGGTTGAAGAATTGAAAAAATTAAAACCACAAATTATTATCCTTGATGAATCCCATTCTATAAAATCATCAGCAACACGAAGAACAAAAGCAGTTAAGAAACTTTGCAAAGATGTTCCTCATATAATTGCTTTGTCCGGTACACCAATTGTAAACAGACCAATTGAAATTTATAATACTCTACAAATACTTGATAAAAATCTGTTTCCACATTACCTAAATTTTACAAGACGTTACTGCGATGCTCACAATAATGGATTTGGCATAGATGTAAATGGAGCAAGTCATACTGATGAACTTCATAATACTCTTACAAGCACTGTAATGTTAAGACGTAAAAAAGCAGATGTTCTGAAAGAACTCCCTGACAAAATATATTCCTTTGTTCCTCTTGCTTTGGACAATACAGAAGAATATAGAGAAGCTGAGAAGGACTTTATTGCTTATGTCAGACGTGAAAAAGGAATTGAAGCAGCACAAAGGATCAAATCTGTTGAGGCACTTGCAAAGATTGAAGGACTCAAACAACTTGCAGTAAAAGGGAAGTTAACAGAAGCAATTGAATGGATAAAAAACTTTCTTGAGTCTGATAACAAATTAGTAGTTTTTTGTACACACAAGTTTGTTATTGATAAGTTAATGGAAGAATTTAAACATATAGCAGTTAAGATAGATGGATCTGTTACAATTCCAGATAGACAACGTTCTGTTGATATATTTCAACACAATCCTAAATGCAAATTATTTGTGGGAAATATACAGGCTGCTGGGACAGGAATAAATCTTCAAATTGCTTCTAATGTGGTTTTTCTTGAACTCCCTTGGCATAGTGGTCATGTGAGTCAGGCAGAGGATAGATGTCACAGAATAGGACAAAAGGATTCTGTAAACGTACATTTTTTGCTTGCAAAGAATACCATTGAAGAAAAAATTGCAAAACTTATTGACAGCAAAAGAAAAATAACTGACTCTGTTCTTGATGGAAAAAAAACAGAACAAGAAAATTTACTTTATGAAATTATGAAATCCTATTTATAAACTTAAAAATCAGAAATTATGAAAACATTTGTAGGTATTATTTTTATTTTAAGTGCTTTTTTTCTTTTGTATATAACAGGAAATAATTTTCTAAAAAGCCTTGGAAAACAACAACAAGAAGCACAAGAATATGGTTATTTTGAAGGTCAAAAAGATGCACTTCAAAATGAATTTCACATTAAACAAATAAATGATTCTATTTTTGTTTGGGTAGATTCCCCTTGGAAAGATAAAAGAGAAATTATATATTTTCCACAACCAAATAATAAATAAACTAACTTAAAAATTAGAAATTATGAAACAAATGACAGAAAAACAAGCTATAAAAATAGCAAATTCAGAAATATGGAAAGACATGACAGATGAGGAAATTGTAAAATTTCAATTATTTACAGATCGTCTTTGTATGCCTTTTGGAGAATTTCATAGAGCAATAGAAACAGTATTGCAACGTCCTGTATATACACACGAATTTGCTTTTGTAGATAATTTAAAAAAGGAATTTCTTAAAGAAAAACTACCTCCTACTTTTGAAGAAATTTGCAATTTAATACCTAAAGAAAAAAGAATAATTATAAATATCTAATCTATATGGAAAACGAGAAACTTCTAAAAAAATTAGCATCATCTTACTCTGCAACAACAGGGGTAGAATTTGATGACCTGTTTCAGGAAGCCTATGTAGCCTATCTTGAAGCAATGAAAACTTTCGACCCAAACAAATCCAAACTTTCAACCTACATTTGGTATTGTGTTTCTTCACACCTGAAAAACTATGTGAAACTTGAAAAACCTTATCTTGAAATGATGTCAATTGAAACTCCTGAAGTTCTAAACAAATCGGGTTTGTCTGTTTCAAATTTCTTTGATGCTTTGTCTTTTGAGGCTCAACAGATAGCAAAAATCATGTTTGAACGGTCGGGATTTTATATCTTTGCTAAACCAAAAGAAAGAGAAAAGAAAATTACACAAACTCTTATCAGAAGAGGTTGGGATGAAAAGAAAATAAGAGTTGGTTTGTATGAATTGCAAACTGTTTTGCAATAAAGTCAAATAAAAATTGTATAATGTTAAATTAAATACTTACTAAAATGATAATTCAAAAAGGCTTAGTCACAGATGTTGAATTTTCTAAAACAAAAGAAAATGGAATTGTGTCTGTTGGGGTTGACCCTAAAACATCTTTACTTTTACAACCGTTAACTGGATTTAGAACTGTAGGAATGTCTTTAGAAAATGATTTAAACATGATTGAAGACCTCCCAGCGGTAAGACTCAATTTCTATAATAAAGAAAGTGTAGATGTTGTTATTGCTGCTCTTGAACATATTAAAAAGAATATAGAAAATCCGTATAATCAATATACTTCTGCTTGTTAAATTAACTAAATCTTTAAAATTATGACAACACTAATTATTGGAATTATCCTTTTTTTAATTTCTGCCTTCTTTTATTTTTTTGTATTACTATCAGAAAAGGATGGTATGAAAATTATTAAAATTATGTTAATGTATTTTTGTGGTATAATGGGTGTAATACTCATTGTTGAGTTCTCTTATAAATCACCGAAACATTCAAAAGAGTACTCTTTAAAAACAGAAATTAAACAAGAATTTATAAATGGAAATCTTATAAGTACAGATACAATTTATTATTTTACACCTAAAAAGAAATAAAATGAAAAACACACCTTATGTAAAAGAGTATGACAATATGGGAAATGTTAAAAATCCCATACCCACAGGGTATTTTCACAACTTCCCAAATAGAAAAGAAAGAAGGGAACCTTTATACAAACCTCCTTTTTTTGGATGCGGTAAAAATGAACCTTTAACAGTAATTGGAATATACAAATATTTACGTTACAGACAAGTATTACTTGATACAAAAACGAAAATATTAAAAACAATAGAACACTACCTTCCTATTAAATAAATTAAAACCGTAAGAAAATGATTACAAAAACAGAACATAGAAAAAGAAGTTATAGCATAAGTGGGCCTTCTACATATGATAAGAAAAAACATATTGAAGATCATTTAATAATCACCTACTGGTTTTTATTTATCCCTATATTTCAATACAAAAAACTTATTGGGACTAATTTATAACCATGAATATCATACAGCTTTATCAGGATTTTGGAATACCTTATCAAACAGAGGGGCACAAACACTGCCGTCCTGGATGGGTAAATATTGAATGCCCTCTTTGCATTGGTGAACATGAAGGATTACACCTTGGTTTTAATTTAGAAGGTAACTATTATTCCTGTTACAGATGTGGTGGAAATTCCATTTATAAAGTCCTTTCTGCCCTTCTCAAAATAAATAACTACGAAGAACTTAAAGCTATCATCAAACGATATGATACTGTAACACTCAAAAAAGAACCAATTGTCAAAATACGAGCAAAAGCATTCAGACTACCTTCCAACTGTGAACCTTTGCAAGCAAATCACAGGCATTATCTGGAAAAACGTAACTTTGATCCTGATTATCTTGAAAAGACTTGGGGACTTCTTGGAACCGGTGTTTACAGCAAACTTTCAACAGGAGATGGAGGAAAAGAACATTTAGTTGATTACAAATTCAGAATTGTTATTCCTTTCATTTGGGAAGGTAAGCAAGTCAGTTTTGACAGTAGGGATATTACAGGAAAAGATCCTGGAAGATACAGGACTTGCCCAAAGGACAGGGAATTAATACCACACAAAAGTATATTGTATGGAAAACAAGAAAAGTGGAAAGAAACAGCAATTTGTGTCGAAGGACCCACTGATGTATGGAGATTGGGCACGAATGCCTTTGCCGTCTCAGGGATTAAATACACACCAAAACAAGTTAGATGTATTGCAAGCAGTTTCAAACGTGTTGCCGTCTGTTTTGATGATGACCCACAAGCAAAAGTGCAAGCTTCTAAAATTGTGGCTGAATTGAAATTTAGAGGTGTAGATGCTTTCAGGGTTGATATTGAAGATGATCCTGGAAGTATGAAACAGGAAGATGCTGATTATTTAGTTAAACAACTATTATGACAGAAATTTTATCTATTCCTGCAAATCATGAAGGGGACAAATTATTTATAAAACATTTTCATACAATGAATAAGAGAATGTTTTGTAGTTATAAAAGTACTTATAATGATATGCCATTTCAAGAAACAGAATTATTCTTTGCAGATAATAATAAAAATGTAGTTATCTGTGGAGAAGATGGTACAGTTCTTTGGAGAATACCCTATAAACTATTAATACATTAAAATTATGAAAACAAAATTTATTTTTGTTGTTTTTATGTCTTTTTTTATTCTGTTTTTTATAATAGGAATAATACAACACCATTATGCAGGTATATGGGTTTCTTGGAAATTTGTTCTTTTATATGCTTTAATAGCATCTTCAATTCTTACTTTTGCTTATTTTATTATGAATCAAATTATAAAGAAATGAAAATAAAATTTGTAAAAATCAGTTCAGACTTCTTTAAGATTTCTGAAAAAGGAAAAACATTTAAAGGATACACTTTAAATGAAAGAAATCTTGACTCAAGCCAATGGTGTTTATATCTTGAAACAATATATATGACAGGAAATAGATACCAAACTTTAGTAGAATTGTTTTCCCCAAAAGGATTTGTAACAACTGTCCCAATGAAAGAAATAAGACTTTTAAAACTGAAGAAATGAGTCACTCTTGGCAAAAATCAGATGGGTTTCGTACAGATGTTTGTGTTCATTGTGGGTTGATAAGATATTGGGATGATAGTTTTAAAAAACTGATGTACAAAACCAAATGGAGAATCTGGTACTTTGGTATGCCTTCTTGTAAAAGCACTTACACTTGTGATAAAATAGAAAAACCGGAAAAAGAAACAATAAATTTTCTTAAACATAAAAACTTTATAGCATGAAATGGATTCTTTACATTACAATTATTTCCTTTATTGGGTTTGTCTTTTCACTTGTAAAAGCAAGAAAGGATGCCCAAAAGGAACCTGAAAATGGAACAACTATTGTTTATCCTGATGAAGAAATGTTTCAGGAAAATGATATTGATGAGTTTTCACCTGATAGTATGATTTCCGATCAGACTATAAAAGATGTTTCTTTAAAGTACAAACTTAAAAAAATTGAGGAAGAAGAAACAAAAATTGACTCTTTTGATTTTGATAATCGTGAAGATGGAAAGTAGAATAGGTGGTGGGTTGAGAAGGGTGAAAGAAGAAATATTGGAAAATGTTTGTTTATTAAATTTATTAGTTGTTACTTTGTAGGGGTATTTAAAAACCAGAGCGAATATGAGATTGCAAATTAACGTCTTTTTATATACTGCCTTCACAGGCATAGATTATCCACAAAGGTTGTACAGGTCGCTCTGGATTCCCAAGTGGATTTTTTATTAACCTGTGAGGGCTTTTATTTTATAGATATGGAAAATGAAGGGTTTTTTATTATGTCAAAAGAGATGAGGATTGAATTAGAAAATTCTAAAAATAATTACATTACTTCATTAAATAAAAAATACAGTTCAATGGGGTATACAAAAATTAAATCATCACATTTTGAAAAAGTTTGGAAGATGTGTCCTTTTGAACTTTCTAAATATGATAACAAAGAAAAAGCTCAAAAAGCATGGGATATATTGTGTGTTGAAAATATTACACCAACATTAGAAGTAATAGAGGCTCTTTTAAATGAAGTTAAATATCTTATTCAAACCAAAATAGAACTTGCAGAATTGCATTTTAGTGCAATTATTGATAATACATCTCTTATTGAGCACATAACAACAAGATATTTAATATGTAAATTAAACAATAAAAATGCTTTTCTTACTTATAAAGAACAGTTACAACATCCTTTGTGGCAAAAGAAAAGATTAGAAATAATGCAAAGGGATAATTTTAGTTGTAGACAATGTGGGGATAACCAAAATGTTTTAAATGTGCACCATAAAAAATATATTTCAGGAAATAAACCTTGGGAATATCCTGATGAGGATTTAATAACTCTTTGTGAAACCTGCCATTCTAATCTTGAACTTAATAAAAAAAAGAATGGCTAAAGATCCTGCATTTTTATTCTATACAAATGACTTCTATACAGGTACTATTTTCATGTCAGATGAACAGGTAGGAATGTATGTTCGTTTACTCTGTTTACAACATCAAAAAGGACATTTAGAAGAAAAACATATGTTAAACATATGTAAAACATATGATAAAGATGTGTTTTCTAAGTTCATTCAGGATAATGAAGGAAAGTATTTTAATGAACGTCTTGAAATAGAAATAGATAAACGTAATAAATATTGTGAAAATAGAGGAAAAAACAGGAAAAAGAAAAAATCATATGATACAACATATGAAAATCATAGTGAAGATGAAGATATAGATAATTTTTTAAAGGGGGTACAGGGGGAAGAAACCTCCCAAGAAAAAAACGGTTTTATAACACCAAAATTGTTTGAAGACTTCTGGGAACTATACCCAAAGAAAACAGATAAAGGAAAGGCTCTTTCAAAATGGAATCAAATTTGTTCAAGAAAAGAAAATCGTCCTGTGTGGAAAGAATTAAGAAAAGCTATACATGATCAAAAAAAATCAGATCGTTGGCAGAACAAAAAATTTATACCTGTACCAACAACTTGGTTAAATCAAAGTCGGTGGTTAGATGATCCAAAAGAAATGGTATCTTATAATTTTGATGAAGATAAGCAAACTTTTTCATGTCCTGAAAATTGGGTTTTTGGTGTAGATTATGCAGAAGGTAAACAGGGTTGTAGAGATTGTGAAGAATTTCATTCAAATATTTGTAATGCTTGTATAAGTAAATTTCAACTTAAAAAATAAAATATGGCTATAAAATACTCAGAAGATCATGGACACCCAAATACTTTTGTTGAAAGAAAAATAACACTTGGTTTATTAACCTCCACAGAGTTTTGTGATAAAGTTGCAAAAATTTGGGATATTGGTTTGATTGAATCCTCCACAGATAAAATGATTTTGTCTTGGGGTTGGGAATATTATTTGAAATTTAAAAAAGCTCCAGGAAATACTATTGCAGATATTTATTACTCCAAACTTAAAGAAACAAAAATTAACCCTGATATTGCAAATGAGATTGAAGAAGTTCTTCTTCCAAATTTATATACTGATTTTAAACAGGATAATTATAATTTAGAATATCTTGTTGAAGAAACAGAAAAATACTTCAATGACAGAGGACTTCAAATTTTCCACGAAAGCGTGGAAGCCTTGAGAAAAGCAAATAAACATGAAGAAGCAGAAAAACTTATCAGGGAATACAAACCCCCAAGTAAAATAGGGAAACTTGCAAAATATATTTCAACTGTAGCAAAACTTAAAAAAGATGAAACACCCACACCAACAACAATTATGCACCCTTGGCTTAAAGAAGGACAGATAACAATCATCTATGCAAACTATGGTGTGGGGAAGTCCCTGCTTTCAATTCTCGTGGGATATATGTGTGGGTTGAAAGAGTTTGATACCAGTGACTGTGAAATAGGAGAATGGTTTGTTAAAACACCAACAGGGTGTTTATATGTTGATGGGGAACTTGGAGAAAAAGAAATGGTAGAACGTATAAAGCAGTATGAGTGGCTTGGTATTCAGCATAGGGATCACAAAATGCAAATACTTTCAATCCCTGATTATCAAATCAAAACAGAAGATGTGTTTTATCTTGGTAATAGGAAAAATCAACTTGAAATTGTGTCTTGGTTAAAAGATCACCCAACTTACAAACTCATAATTCTTGACAGTGTGAGTACCTTGTTTGGATTAGCAAATGAAAATGATAACAGTGAGTGGGGATATAAAGTAAACCCATTCTTGAGGGATCTTAGGGCACTAAACGTGGCTTGTTTGCTTTTACACCATTCAGGGAAAAGTTCAAAGACAGGGTTGAGGGGTGCTTCTGCAATGGGGGCAATGGCACAGAACATATTTAAACTTGATTCCCATAAGAAATGTGATGTGGACAATGGTGAGGCTTGGTTCGTTTTGAAGAAAGATAAACAGAGAAGTGGAGGTAAACAATTTAAAACTTTTTCTATTCACTTCTTCCAAAATGAGGAAAAAACAAAAACTAATTGGAAAATAACTGAAAACTACTAAAAATAGATTCAAAAATTTTAAATAAAGTCAAATTAAATTTGTATAATGTCTAAAATGAAGTAAAATTATGAAAATTACAAAAGATGATTTATTCGTAGCAGCAAGGGAAATGATAGATGTCATGGAGTTAGTAAACAACCAGACTGACAAAATTCCTATTCAACTTGAAGACACAAAGACAGAAGATGAACTGAAATCTTTCATCCTCACAGCAGCAAAGGACAGGTATGATTCTGATAAGTTCACCGAACTCACAGAGGATATTATCAAGGAACTTGCAGACAATCCTGCACCAACAGGGGATACTCTTGCAGATGACATTGCACAGGCTGATACCCTGAAAGAACTCAGGAACATTGCCAAGGCAGAAGATGCTTTCAAGTCCATAAGGGGAAACCTGATGTCCTACAAAGAAGTTGAATTTCTCAAAAATGACATGTTGGAGATTTTAAGTGATACTCCCAACACTGACAAGATTGTGGAGGAAAAAATCGTTGTAAATGCCCTTCCCGAAGCACAAGGGGCATCCAAAACCAAAAGTGACACTCTCATATCAAAAATGATGAAAGTGTCAGAAATCATCACAAAAGAGCCTTTTAGTGGGTTATTTAAAATTGACCCACTTACAAGAGAAAAAATCAAATCTGACATGGAAGAAAATGGATTTGACAGGGCTTTTCCAGTAATTCTTTGGGGAAATGTGTTGATAGATGGCAATACAAGACTTCTCGTTGCACGAGAACTTGAAATTGAAGAAGTGCCTGTTGAAGTGAAAGAGTTCTTTGATCAGCAAGAGGCTTTGGAGTATGCTATTCATGCACAGAGGGACAGGAGAAATATTACTGATAGTGAGATACTATCTTGTATTGAGGTATTGGATGAGAAGATGTCAAGGAAAGAAGCAGGAGCAAAAGGTGGGAACAAAGAAAAGAAAGAGGAACCAAGTCATGTGAAAACTGCAAAGACTTTGAAAGTTACCAAGACAAAAGTGAGTGATGCAAGGGCAGTACTGACTGATGCAGTGGCTACGGAAGAAGTGAAGTCGGGCAAGAAGACAATTTCAAAAGCTGCAAAAGAGGTAAGGGAAAAGAAAAAACCTGTAAAAGAGGTTAAGGAAATAAAGAAAACAAGGTTGGAAGCTGTGGCAGAGGTGGCAAAAGGTTTTATGAGTGCAAGTACTACAATGCAGGAATTGATTGAGGAATCTGATATTCTCTTTGAAGATTGGGGAGGAAAAACTGATATGAAAGAAATGGAAAAGGTTGTTATGAACACTCTTGATGTGCTCAAAGCCTTTGGTCTTGTTGTATTTTTAGGGGAAGATGAAATTTCGGTAAAAGGAGTTTTAATAATATAAATTTAAAAATTAAAAAATGAATCCAAAAATTAATGAGATTGTTATTGATGGTGTAACCTATGTTCCTAAAAATTCAGTAAAAGAATATGATGGGGATATTAAAATTGTAATCCTCCAAAGAGGGTGGGTGTATGTTGGTCGTTTTGAAAGAAATGGAACTGATTGTAAACTCCACAATGCTTCTTGTATTCGGGTTTGGGGGACTACAAAAGGGCTTCAAGAACTGGTGAATGGTGTTACAAGTTCTACAAAACTCGATAAATGTGATGGTGTTGTGGAATTTGATTGGCTTACGGTTGTACATACTATAACTGTAAATAAATCCAAATGGCTTCTGTAAGGATTGCTATGAATTTTGAGGATACTCAAAATTTATACGGGAACGGGTACGGGAACGGGTACGGGAACGGGGACGGGTACGGGTACGGGAACGGGTATGGGAACGGGTATGGGAACGGGTACGGGAACGGGGATGGGGACGGGTACGGGGACGGGTACGGGGACGGGTATGGGAACGGGAATGGGAACGGGAACGGGAACGGGAACGGGTACAGGAACGGGAACGGGTACGGGAACGGGTACGGGAACGGGTACGGGTACGGGAACGGGTACGGGAACGGGTACGGGTACGGGTATTAAAATTTTTAAAAAATAATTACAAAAGTTCTTTGATATTAAAATAATTGTTTATCTTTGTGGCTGGATTATATGCTCAGTATGGCTACAAAAACACAATTTATTGATATACCATTATGGTTAGGGAGTAAGGTACTTTCCCACCTAACAGTGAGCAGTAATCCAGACTTACTCCCCCCATAATGTGTTTTTTTACGTTGGTAAGTCAAAGCCAAATATCAAAAGACACTCCCGAACAAAGGATGCTTCTAAGCTAAAAAACTTAATTTTAACGAAAACTAACGATGATGGGCACACTGCAAGACAGAAAATTCTGTAAAATCCCTCACTTTTTTGGGGGTAGGGGGCACTTGCAGGAGCCCTGAATTGAAGATTTGAGTTCTGAAATTTGCGTTAGCAACTGAAAATAAGATTCTGCGTTAGCAGATGTTTTACTGGTTCAAATTTATGGGTACTGTACCTAAAAGTGTAGAAAATGGAACAAATATTATACATGATTCAAGAAATAGAAAATATGGAGGATTTTATTAAAATATCTTCCATAGATTTTAAAATAGATAAACAAGTAACTAATGAATTGTTGAGATTATTACAAAATATAAAAGAAATTGGTTTAAAATGAGAGTACTAAACCTTTATAGTGGCTTAGGGGGGAATAGAAAACTTTGGGAAAGTGTTGAAGTAACTGCTATTGAAAACAATCCTGAAATAGCTAAATTCTACCAAGAACACTTTCCCAAAGATATAATGATAATTACAGATGCTCATGATTATCTACTAAATCATTATTTTGAATATGACTTTATTTGGAGTTCTATAAATTGTCCTTCACATAGTCGTGCCAGGTTTTGGGGGAGTAAACCAAATGGAAAAATAAAACCGGTATTTCCAGATATGAAACTTTATGAGGAAATTATATTTTTAGAACACTATTTTGAAGGTTTGTGGGTAGTGGAAAATGTTGTACCATATTACACACCTTTAATTGTACCTTCTGTAAAACTTGGGAGACATTTATTCTGGTCTAATTACACTATCCAACAACAAAAATTTGAGGATGCAGATATAAATAGAGGGAATAAAGAAGAATGGCAGAATTTACATGGTTTTGATATAACAGGATATAAATTTACTTCCAGAAGGGATAAGATACTTCGTAATTGTGTAAATCCTCAACTTGGGTTGCATATTTTAAATTGTGCTTTAGGTAAACAAACAGAAATTTTAAATCGTCCAGAAACATTTTTTAATTTATAACTATGAAAATTAACAAAACAGACTTACAAAATGCTTTGGAGAGGGTTAAGCCAGGGTTGAGTAGTAAAGAAACTATTCAACAAAGTACCTCCTTCTGTTTTTTAGAAGGAAATGTAGTAACGTATAATGACGAAATATCAATCGCTTCGCCTGTGGAAAATCTGAATATTACAGGTGCAGTACAAGCCACTGAACTCTATCAACTGCTCAAAAAGCTAAAGCAAGAGGAAATTTCTCTTGAAGTCAGCGAAAATGAGATACTGATAACTTCAGGAAAGACAAAAGCAGGTCTTATACTTCAAACGGAGATAAAGTTACCACTTTCCGAAGTGGAAAGGAAATCCGAGTGGAAAATCCTTCCAGAAGGATTTAAAGAGGCCTTACGCTTCGTTGTAAGTTCCTGTTCAAAGGATATGTCCAAACCTGTCCTTACCTGTGTCCACATTAATGCTGTGGGGTTTATAGAGGGTTGTGACAATTACAGGGTGGCACGTTGGATGTTAGAAGGGGAATTTCCGACAGGAACATTTTTGATACCTCAAAGTAGTGTCTTGGAACTTCTGAAACTTGAACCTGTTAAGGTAGCACTTGATGGTGGGTGGGTACACTTTATAACAGAGGACAAAACCATGATGAGTTGCAGGGTGATTGACGATAAATTTCCAGACACAAGTAAACTACTGAACCAAAGTGGAAATGAAGTAAGTTTGCCTGATGGAATTACAGAAGTGCTCGATAGAGCAGGGATTTTTGCGAAAAGGGACAGTCAGTTAGACGAGGATATTTCGATTATATTGGACAAGGGAAAAGTCAGGGTTGAAAGCAAAAGCGAAACAGGGTGGTTCAAGGAGGAGGTCCCCAATGAAATTTATAAAGGTGAGGAGGTTCAGTTTGATATTACTCCAAGTTTGCTGAAAGACATTCTGAAAGAAACTAATGTTTTCAGTCATTGTGGTAGGATGTTGAAGTTTGAAAGTGGAAATTGGAAATATGTTGTTAGTTTAAGAGGTGGAAAACAATGACACAGGAAGGGATCTTCTCAAAGACAGAGGTGCAATCTATCAACAGACCTGGTGGTAAAACATTGAGTTGCCATTCTTGCGGATTATATCAAAATTGTAACTCTCCTTGGATGAAAGTGCAGGGCACCGGCAAGAAGCATATTCTCAACGTGTTTGAGTACCCCCCCTTTGAGGATGATAAAGCAGGAAGAATGTTTCAGAGTAAATCAGGCAGGCTTGTAACCAAAACTTTGAAATCCTTGGGTGTAGATATACTTGGGGACTGTTACAATATCCATGCTCTTTCTTGTTTTCCTGATAACAAATATACGGCACATAGTGTTGATTGCTGCCGAAAATTTGTATTGAAAGCAATACAGGAACATCAACCTAAAGTGGTGTTACTATTTGGTAACTTACCTTTACAGACGGTGATTGGACAAAGGTGGAAAAGGGATTTAGGAGGGATTAACAAGTGGAGAGGTTGGACGATTCCCGACCAGAATTTCCAGTGTTGGATTTGCCCTGTGTTTAGTCCTGAATATGTGGAAAGGAGTTTTGGGGAGTTTGACAAGATTACCGCAGAGAATACAGTTTGGGTAAATGATTTGAAACAGATAATAAATTTAGTGGTATGATAAAACTTCTTCTTGGTGATAGTGCAGACATTTTAAAGACTTTGGAAGATAATTCTGTTGATTCTGTTGTAAGCGATCCCCCAGCGGGCATCGCCTTCATGGGGCGTTCGTGGGATTCAGATAAAGGTGGTAGAGATTTATGGATAAAATGGCTTAGTGGTATTTTTGTTGAAGTAAAAAGAGTTTTAAAGCCTGGAGGTCATTGTTTAGTTTGGGCATTGCCCAGAACCTCACATTGGACAGGAGTGGCATTGGAAGATGTGGGGTTTGAGGTGAGGGATTGTGTGTATCATGTTTTCGGGTGTTTGTCGGAAGATACAGAAATATTAACAATTAATGGGTGGGAACATTACCATAAAAATATTTGTTTATATCCCGTATTGTGTTACCTTTGTGAAGAAAATAGATTTGAATTTCACAAACCAACAAAAAAATACTTCTATGAAAACAAATATCCCGCTTACAGAATACAATCAGATCATACAGATCAAATCGTCTCCAGAAATCATCGTGTCCTTGTTGAACGAAGCGGAAGAAAGGAATTTGTTTTTGCCGAAACATTGGAACAGCAAGAGAACATACCCTTTTTGGAAAGTCTGTCAGATTTGCCAGAAACCCTTTCCAACATACACGAAGGAAAAAGCATTACGAAACAAGACTTGTTCTATCGTATGCAGAGGCATACAAATATCCAAAGCAAAAAAAGGAGTTTCTCATGGAAGAACAGCACCTTGGATAAAAGAACCTTGTGCACATTGTGGAAAAATAGTGGAAATGAGGAAGAAACAACGCAAGTACAGCAAAAAGGTATATTGCAGTTATTCTTGTCGTGCAAAAGAACACTCCAAACACTTACTTCTTTTTTGTTCAAATGGCAAAGGGAAGAAAAATCCCAAAAAGGGCATGAAATTAGAGAAAAATCCTGCATGGAAAGGTGGTGTAACATATTTCAAAACACATGGGAATTATGTTGGGGTAAAATATGTCAGATGTCCAATAGAGTATTTATCTATGGCACGAAAAGATGGGTATGTTATGGAACACCGTCTTATTGTAGCCATGCAGCTTCAACGTCCTTTACTTCGGACGGAAACAGTTCATCACATAGATCACAACCCAACGAACAACGATCCTTTAAATCTGATGTTATTCAAAACAAATCAGGAACACAAACTGTACGAGGGACAACAGCGACAGTTACAGAAATAGAATATAAAGGAAATGTGTGGTGTGTAGAAGTTCCCACAGGAGCTTTTGTTGCTCGAAGAAATGGAAAAATATTTATTACAGGTAATTCTGGCTTTCCGAAAAGTATGAACATTGGGAAAGCTGTGGATGCAATAGGTGGACAATCTTTATCTTGGTTTATAGATTATATTTTAGAAGTTGCTGATGAAAAAGGTATAAGTAGAAAGGAATTAACAATGTTATTTCCAAGTAAAAATGGAAATCCTACGGGGTGGTTATGGAATAAACAAAAGACACAAGGGATAACTATTGATCAATTTAATAAAATAAAAACCTTTTTAAATTTACCATTTGAAAATATAGAAGAAACTAAACGAGAAGTTATAGGAAAAGGAAAAGCAGGTTTAACAGCAGGGAGTATTGCTAACTTTGCAGGGGAAAAAGAATTTGATTTGACCAAAGGCACTTCTGTATTTGAAGGTTGGGGTACAGCACTTAAACCTGCTGTTGAATGTTGGTGGTTGGTAAGGAAACCCATAAGTGAAAATACAATAGCAGAAAACGTGTTAAAACATGGTACAGGGGGGTTGAATATTGAAATGTGCAGAATCCCTTTACAAGAAACAGGGGAAGATTCTCGTTTAGGAGGGAAGGGTACATGGTCAACTGAAAATGCAGGTTGGGTTGTAAGTGGGTCAAAAAGAGAAAGGGTTAGTTCATCAGAAAAAGGCAGATTTCCAAGTAATCTTATTCATGATGGTTCAGAAGAAGTCCTTTCATATTTCCCAAATGCAGGGGGTCAGCAAGGGGATCTTACAAATCATACAAGGGTTATAAAATCTCCAAATGGGATTTGTGGAACACAAACCCCACGTTTTGATGCAATAGCAAGAGAAGAAAATGATAAATCAGCAGCAAGATTTTTCTATTGTTCTAAGCCTTCTCCAAGTGAACGTCAGTTTGGTTGTGGTGAAATAGAAGAAAAGTTTGACAGTCCACGTCCTTGGTGTACAGAAGAAAGTGACAGAGGTAGAATTGCAACAAGAATGGTTTCCCGTACAGGGAAGAACAACCATCCTACGGTAAAATCCATAAAATTAATGAGTTACCTCTGTAAATTGATCACTCCCAAAGGCGGGATTATCTTAGATCCTTTCATGGGGAGTGGTAGTACAGGAATTGCTGCAAAAATAAATTCTTTTAGTTTTATTGGAATTGAGAAAGAAGAACCTTATTTGAAAATTGCAGAAGCAAGAATAAAAGCCCACACAGTTGGAAAAGTAACTGTGCCTAAAGTAAAAAAGGAAAAAGTGTTAAAAGTAGAATCAAGTAGTGAAACTGTTCAAAATACTTTATTTGAATTATGAAAATAGTTTACATAGCACACCCTGTTTCGGGAGACATTACAGGAAATCTGAAAAAGATACAAAGTATCATTCGTCAAATTAATCTTTACTACCCTGACATTTTACCTTTTGCACATTATGTAGTGGATTGTTATTCTTTGGATGATGACAATCCTATTGAAAGATTAAGAGGTATAAAAAATGATATAGCTTTGTTAAAAGCAGGTTTCGTAAATGAAATGTGGTTGTATGGAAATAAGATAAGCGAGGGAATGAAAGCTGAAATTAAATTAGCAAAAGAACTTGGTATTCTTGTTTGTCCAAAAACAACAGAAACTATGGAAGAATATATAAAATATAATCTATGAGAGAGTTTCCCATATACAAAGAATCTTCCATTGAAGTCATAGAAGACTTAGAAATTCTAAGGACAATAACTGAACCATTTGCATGGGACATAGAAACAAATTCTATTAAAAGCCATTCACAGGAAAGTAAGATAATATCAGTTGCTATTTGTGATAGTGAAGAAAGGGTTTTTGTTTTTATGATGCCTCAGAAGAGAAGTTTGAGGCTTCCACTTGTGGAATTATTAACAAACCCCAACATAGGTAAATATGCACACAATTTAAAATTTGAACATTCTTGGGTTGAAAGCAAGTTGGGTATAGTTGTTCGGGGATGGCAATTGGATACAATGTTAATGTGTCATTGTGAAGATAATCGTTCAGGGATAACTTCATTAAAATTTCAGACATTTGTAAATTTTGGGGTGTTTGATTACAGTTCGGAAATTGAACCTTATTTAAAAGCAAAGGAAGAAAAAAACGCAAATTCTATAAATCATATTGAAGAATTAATTTCAACAGAATCGGGTAAAGCAAAACTATTAAAATATAATGCACTTGATGCTTTTTTTACTTATAAGTTAGCTAAAAAACAAATGTCATGAAAAAAGGAAAAAGGAAATCACGAGTAGGGGATCTGAATAGTAATTGGAAGGGTGGTATGACAATTGAACCAAGTGGACGAGTTTTAATTCGTGTAAATCAAAAATCTGTGTATAGGTACAGATTAGTAATGGAAGAACAATTAGGAAGAAAACTAAAAAGAGTGAAATTGTACATCATATCAATAGTGTTGTTGATGATGACAGACCTGAAAATTTACAAGTATTGTTCCAAAGTGAACATGCAAGAATACATGGTTTAAATTGTTCTGATGAATCAAGACAAAAAAGAAAAAGATTAGGGGAAGACAATCATTGGTTTGGAAAACATCATAAACCTGAAACTATTGAAATATTTAAAGAAATAGCAAGAAATAGGGAACCTACAAGAACAGGAGCAGTATTAACAAGGGATACATGTAATAAAATATCAGAATCTCTCAAAGCATTTTATCAAACAAAAGAAGGAGAATTAGCAAAAAAGAATATCAGCAAAGTTCATAAAGGTAAAAACTTCAATGAAAATCAACAACCTACACTTGGATTATTATGACCCTAAAATCAAAAGTAACACCAGTTGAGGATTGGCAGAAAGCTGTCAAGGAACACATTGATAAACTTGATGAAGATGAAAAAAGAGAGTTTGCACATAAAGTGATTTATGAAATTGCACTTTGGACAGGATATAATGGATATGAGATGATAGGTTTGTTGGAGTGTGTGAAAATAGATTTGTTGAACGATTTAAATTATATTGAGGACGAAGAAGATGAATAAAATTATAATTGACAACAGAAGTGATTTATTTGCTGATGAAGCCTTTGAATTAGTTTTGAGAGTTATTAAACGAGGTAGAATATCAAATAATAATACTCAATATTGTTATTTAACTGTATTTACAATTGATCCATGTAAATATCAAGTTAGTACTGATTTGAATAAATGTTCTGACAGATTTGTAATTGTTAAAGAACCAAAATGATGAATAAAAATGATAAGGGGAAATTCTTGGCTGCTATACAAACAGCAAGGAGTTTACATTTTATAGATTTTGTAATTTGGGATGTGTTTAAGTCATATAAAAGCAAGAAGTTTATGGAATGTATTAAAAATGGTATGCATTGGGAAGCAGCATTTCAAACAGCAAAGAAAGTAAAAAGATGATATATAATCCCCATACAAAAGATGCATATGACTTGCTGCATGCAGGAACTTTAGCCTTACAAAGAGCAGAAAGTCAAGGATTTAGAATTGACGTGCCATATTGTGAACGTAAAATCCATCAACTTGAACGGAAGATGACATCCTTGGAAGAAGAATTTAAGGAAACTACATTCTTTCGTCATTGGGAACATTCCACAAGTGGAAAAGTCAATATCAATTCTCCTACACAACTTTCCAACTATCTCTACAATATCAAAAAGCTGAAACCTACAAAACTTACCGAAACCGGTAAAGGTTCTACTGACGAAGAGGCTTTGGATGCTTTGAATATTCCTGAACTGAAAGCCTTGGCACAAAAGGGGAAGTTGAAGAAGTGTAAGGATGTGCTTCATGGTTTCTTGACGGAACAGGTAGATGGGGTGCTTCACCCAAGTTACAATTTGTATTTGGTGGTTAGCTATAGGTCAAGTTCCAACAATCCTAACATGCAAAACGCCCCCAAGAGAGACCCTGAGGCAATGAAAATTGTTCGTACAGCAATCATTCCCCCAGAGGGTTATCAGTTTATGGAAGTAGACTTCAAGGGTATCGAGGTAGCCATAAATTGTGCATACAATAAGGATACAAACCTTGTTAAATATGTTTCTGACCCTACTACGGATATGCATAGGGACATGGCGATACAAATATTTAAACTCGATGATTATGACAAGTCTATTCATAAAGGTTTAAGATATACAGCAAAGAATGGTTTTGTGTTTCCACAATTCTACGGTGATTATTACAAGAATTGTGCAAACAATATGGCTTGTACACAGTGGCAGCTCCCACAGGGAAAATGGAAAGCAGGACAAGGGTTAAAGTTTGGGGATACTCATTTATCTGATCATTTAATAAGTAAAGGGATAAAGTCGTTTGACAATTTTGTAGATCATATCAAAGAGATTGAAGATGACTTTTGGGGAAACAGGTTTCAGGAGTATGGTGAATGGAAGGATATGTGGTGGAAAACCTATCGCAAGTACGGGTATTTTACAATGCTTACGGGGTTTCAGTGTTCAGGAGTGATGAACAAGAAAGAAGTTTGCAATTATCCAGGACAGGGGTCAGCATTTCATTGTTTACTAAAAACTTTCATTGATACAGATGCTATGATTATTAAAGAAAAACTAAGTTCACGTTTAATTGGGCAAATTCATGATTCGGAAATTTTGACAGTTTTGCCCGATGAGTGTGCTTTTTTAAAGGAGAGAATTAACAAGATAGCAACAGAGGATCTTCCTAATGCTTGGAAATGGATTAATGTACCACTTGCTGTGGATTTTTCAATTGGGAGTGTAGATCAACCTTGGTCAGAAAAAATTGAGGAATAGTTGAAAGATATTTCAGTTTTTACTATCTTAATTGGAAAATTAATTGTATAATGTACTATGAAAGCAAAAGCAAAAGCAAAAGAATCTATCATAGGTAAACCTGAAAAGATAATCAGGAAATATGGTTACGAGTATCATCTTGTCGAAAGTGATGACAGGGATAGTTATAAATTACCAAATGCTTGTGCTTTTGGGTATGTAGGTTGGGCATTAAAATCTGTAAATAAAATAAAAGAGGGATGAATGTTGTTATAAATCAGATTAAAGAAGAAAAAATAGATGTTACAACATCGGATTTTCCTGGCATATCACAAGGATTGAGGGATTATTTAATAACAGGATGGAAAATAATGTTTACTATATATTTACCAACTTTTATATTACAAGGGGAATGTTGGAGAACGCATGATAAACACAAAACAATTGTAATTTTAGAAAAAGAAATTCTTGATAAAATAACAAATGAATTAAAAGCAGATTTGAAATGAGTCTTTATTTAAAATACCGTCCTACGGAACTTTCCGAAATTAAAGGTAACACAGACATTGTTGCTTCACTGGAAAAGATGCTTTCAAACAAAGATACTTTTCCCCACTCAATTTTGCTACATGGTGGTACAGGTCTTGGGAAGACGAGTCTTGCACGAATCATTGCTTCACGTTTAGGGTGTGTAGGAAACGATTTAAAGGAGTTAAATGCTTCTGATGTGAATGGGGTTGATACAGTAAGAGAAATCATTAAAAACAGTCAATTTGCCCCTATGGAGGGTAATTGTAGAGTGTGGATAATGGATGAAGTGGGAAAATTAACCTCAAGTGCTATGAATGCTTTCCTCAAAATCCTTGAAGACACCCCAAAAAATGTTTACTTTATATTATGTACAACTGATCCTGAAAAACTCCTTACTACAATAAAGGGAAGATGTCAACAGTTTCAGGTGAAACCCCTGACAGATTCCCAAATGTTTTCTTTGCTTAGAAGGATTGTAAGAGAAGAAGGGGAAACTTTGGAACAAGAGGTTTATGATCAAATCATCCAAGACAGTTTGTGCCATCCCCGCAATGCTTTGCAGATACTTGAACAAGTATTGAGTGTTGCTCCTGAACGTCGGTTGGAGATGACAAAGCAAACAGCAGAAATTCAGAGTCAGGCAATTGAACTTTGTCGTGCTTTGATAAAACATGAGAAGTGGAGTTCGGTAAGTAAGATTCTTACAGGGTTGAAAGGACAAGAAGAAGAAACTATTCGGAGAATTGTTTTAGGGTACTGTCAAGCAATACTTTTGAAAGAGGACAATACCTGTGCAGGTTTGATAATGGAAGAAATGTTTGAACCCTTGTATAATGTGGGGTTCCCAGGTTTGGTTTATAAATGCTATACTATAACTAAAAATTAAGTTGATATGAAACTTTATGAATTTATGAATAAAAGTAGTGTTGAATACATATTTGTTATAGCAAAGAACACAAAAAGAGCAATTAAATTGGCAAATAAAAATTCAGATTGTGTTGATCCTGATTATGATGAGTATGATATTATAAGTGATGATTTAGAAGTTGATATGTCAAATAAAGAGGGTGTATATGAAAAAATTATTAGATAACTAAAAATTAAATATCATGGAAAAATTATTATTGATTTTAGGTGCTATTATGTTAGTGCTGCTTGTTGCTTTTTTATTAACATTACCTGTAATGTGGTTATGGAATTGGTTGATGCCCCTTATTTTTGGTTTGATAAAAATAAATTTTTGGCAAGCATTAGGAATAAATATTCTTTGTGGGTTTTTATTTAAAACATCTATTCCAAGTTCTTCAAATAAATGAAATGTGCAACGGAATCCTGTGAAAATGAAGCAAGGCTTCATAGGAAGTTGTGTCACAAATGTGAAAAGAAAAAATACAGAGAAAAGTACCCTTTGAAATATTGGTACGACACATTAAAAATGAATGCAAAACGCAGAGGAAAAGATTTTAGTTTGACAATAGAACAATATGGAACTTTTTGTATGAAGACAGGATACGATGAAAAGAAAGGAAGAACAGCAGACAGTTTGTCAGTTGACAGGATTAAGCCTTGGCTTGGGTATTCAGTTGACAATATCAGGGCAATCACTTTGTCAGAAAATGTAAAAAGAGAACGAAATCCTGAATATGAGGTAAAAGAAACTTGTCCGTTTTAAACTTAAATAAATACAATTATGGCAGAATTAAATTATGAGAAGGATCTTAAAATAGATGAAGACAGTCTTGATTTGGAAATGTTCAATCAGGCATCCTTGTTTATGAAATATGCAAAACATTATGCAGAAACAAGAAGGACATTGGATGAAGAAAAACAACGTCTTGATATTGTCAGAGCAGACATTGACAAGCAAATTCGGGAACACCCTGAAAAGTTCAAAATTGAAAAAGTTACAGAGGGTGCAATACAATCTGCAATTTTAACAGAAGGGACATACAATATTGCTTATAAAAAGTATCTTGATGCAAAATATGAATCAGATATGGCAAGTAATGCAGTACAGGCAATGAACACAAGAAAGGAGATGTTGGAAGGTTTACAAAAACTTCTTGCACAATCATATTTTGCAGGACCATCTGTTCCTCATGATCTTTCAAAACTGAAAGCAGAAAGAGAAAAGAAAACAGAAGTAGGAGTAGGAACAAGACTAAGGAGAGGGTAATATGTGGCAAGTGATAGTAGGTATTCTTTTAGGATTACTTGGCATTTTCATATTGCTGATTGCAATTTACATTGTTTCTGGTATTCAGGCAAAAGCGTGGATTGATGTTTTAGATAAATATATTGGTGATAAACTTAATAAAAAGTAGAAAATTATGAAAAAGAAAGATTGTACAAAGTAAAAGTAGGTGGGACTAAATTAGTTTTTTATGTCCTTGCAAATACTTGCAGTGAAGCAGAAACTAAAACTATTTCTCTTTTAAATGAGAATAGAAAAACAAGCACAGAACCTTATTTAACTTTTGAAGGTGAAGTTGTAATACATAGTGTGAAACTTTTTTCACGAGAAACATACAACATTCAATAATTAACATTAATAAATTTGAAAAAATGAAAGAAAAAACAAACAGTTTTCGTGGTAAAGTAAGAACAGATGGTGAACGAAGTTCAAAAAATGATTCTTCATATCTGAATCTTCCAAGTGGAATAAAGCAATACAACATTGAATCAGAGGCAAGGAAAGTAAAACTTGATATTCTTCCTTATACAATTTCTGATCCTTATCATCCTTGCAAGGATGTTGTAAACAAGATTGCCCTTCAGGGGGATTTGTGGTATCGTAGACCAATCAAAGTTCACAGGAACGTTGGTCAGGGAAACCTGAAAGTCATTTGTCCTACAAGTATCGGAAAGAAGTGTCCTATCTGTGAATATCAGAAGAAGCGTTTCAACGAAGGTGCACCGAAAGAGGAAACTGTACCAATGTATCCTCAACAGAGAAGTTTGTATATTGTCATTCCTGATGGGGAAGATGATATTTATGTTTGGGATATGAGCAATAAAATGTTTCAGGATATGTTGATTGAGGAACTCAAGGATAATCCTGATAATGAGATTTTCCCTGACTTGGAAGAAGGGAAGACTTTGGAAATGCGCTTAAAGTGGAAAACCATTGGGGAAAAAGGCAAACCGTTCCCAGAGGTAACAAATATCAGTTTTCTCGATAGAGAACCTTACAAGGTAAGTATTTTGGATGAAGTACCTGATTTGGATACAATTCTTAATGTAAAGAGTTATGATGAGATAAAGAACTTGTTCTTTGAACTTGATGAGGAACCTGATGGGGGAAGTCTGAAATCAGAAGAGGATGAACCAAAACCTGAACGTAAAAGTCGGAAGGTAGAGAAAGAAGCAGAACCAGAAGAAAAGACAGAAAGACGTTCAAGAAAGTCTGAACCTGAACCTGAGAAGGAAAAGGAACCTGAGAAAGAGGAAAGACGTACAAGAAGAAGTGAACCTGATAAAGAAGATGACAAAAGTTCAGGAAAAAAATGTCCTAAAAATCTGATATTTGGAAAAGATTTTGAAAAAATAGATGATTGTGACAAGTGCGATCTTTGGGACCCTTGTTATGATGAGCATAAGAAACTCAAAAAAGGTTAATTATGGTACTTTTAAAAAGAGACAACCATACAAAAGGTTACAAGCTCATAGGGGTTTCAGTGCCTCTATGGGTGCATAACTATATTTCTTTATATTGCCTTGCTAAGAATAAAACCAAGTCAGAAATAATGAAAGGATGGGTGGGGGCTTGGCATGATCAGGTAAAGTCCAAGGAACCAGAAGAAAAACTTGTTCAGGAAATTATAGATATGTCAAATACTGAATGGGCAGGTATAAAGAAAAAAACCCCTGAAAAAACATTTGTTGAATTTAAAGAAGAATTAGAAAAAGAACTTGTGTGTCGGGGAGTAAGCATTTATCAAATACGTATTATACTTAAAGCAATAAAACAATGAAAAAATATATTATAACATTTGTATTCAAAGGGAAAAAAGATTCAAAAATTGTTGAAGCAGATATTTTTATAAATGCTTATCAAACTTTTATTGAATCTTATGAATGGCATGAAATTCTCTGTATAAAAAAACATGAAGTCTAATGGAAAGAAAGAAAGAAGAATCTTTAAGTTCACAGATGAAAAAGAAAGTTGAGAAACCTGTGGAAAAGGAGGAGGTGTTTACTGGTAATTTTAAAACTGTTATAAGTACGGGCAGTACATTAGGAGATTTGGCAATATCTGGAAAAAGAATAAGAGGGGGAGGATTACCAGGGGGTATTTTTGTGGAAGCATTTGGACCAAGTCAATCAGGAAAAACAGCTTTTTTAAGTTCAATTGCAGGCAAAATAGAAGAAAAAAAGGGTGAAAACCAATTTAATGATCCAGAAGCACGTTTAGATGAAGAATTTACACGTATTTTTGGTATGCACATCCCTAAAAAAAATTATCATCAACCAGATACAGTTACACAATTGTTTGAAAATATAAGAAATTGGGATGTTACTGATCTAAATGTTGTAAATGGTATTTTTGGAGATTCCTTAACAGCCCTTTCAACACAAATGGAAATGGAAAATGATGATGGGGATAAAATGGGGGGGAGAAGGGCAAAAGAATTTTCTGAAGGATTACGTAAAACTTGCAGAATACTCAAACAAAATAATTATTTGTTTGTTGCTTCAAATCAAATTAGAATGAATATGGATGCAAATAAATATAGTCCAAAATTCAGAACATCTGGTGGGGAAGCTATTAAATTTTATGCAAGTGTACGATTAAAATTTAACAATCCTAAAAAAATAACAGAAACACATTCTTTTAATAAGAAAGATATAGAAAAAGTTATAGGGATTGAAACTGAAATAGAAGTTATTAAGACTGTGGATGATCCATTCAGAACATTTCCTTTAATTATTATTTATGGGTATGGAATTGATGACATTCGAGCAAATTTGCAATATTTAAAAAAATACAGAGCTACCACTGTCTATTGTTTAGGAGAACATAAGTTATCTAATGATATGGATGAAGCTATTAGAATAGTTGAAGATAGTAATGCTGAAAATGACCTCAGAGAGGAAGTTATAAATCTCTGGGGTGAAATAGAGGAAAAGTTTGTACAAGAACGAAAACCGAAGATACAATGAAAGAAGGAGATATTGTAATGCTGTTTGGAAATCCAATAACCAACACACATCCAATAGGACAAGCAAAACTGGTTACTAAATTAAGTGATTATGGAAAATCATTGGAAAATTGGAAAGTAGAATATCTTGATGATGAGGGTCATTTTTATAATTGTTTAATAAAGAAAGAAGATGGAGAGAGTAAGTAAAAGAATTTTCATTGGAATTGATAATGGTGTGAGTGGGGCTGTTACTATTCTTACTGAATCGGGGAATATTATAGCACACATAAAAACACCTGTTAAGAATTGTCTTAATTACACTAAGAAAAAAGCATTTCATAATAGGGTGGACTTTGTACAACTCCATAAAGAGTTAAATTTTGGCAGTAATTACACCCCTTTTTGTATGATAGAGAGGTCGATGGTGAATCCTATGCGATGGGTTGCTTCTGTAAGTGCTATAAGGTGTTTAGAGGCAACTGAAATAGTTCTTGAAGAACTTCAAATTCCTTATCAGTTCATTGATTCTAAAGAATGGCAGAAGGTATTGTTGCCATCAGGGTTAAAAGGAGATCAACTGAAAAAAGCAGCAGACGACGTTGCAAAGAGACTGTTTCCAAAACAAAAGATAGTAAATTCAGATTCATTATTAATAGCAGAATATTGTAGGAGAGTAAAGAGATGAAAAATTTTTATATTAGTATATTAACCTATGAAAGTGTAATTTTAATCCCTACTATTTTTTGGGATAATCAAAAATGGAATGAACACTACTTTAGTGTTTCTATTGGTTGGATTAAATGGAGTATTGATTTTAATATAAGAACAAAATGATAGATTCCATTTCCTTATCTAATTTTCAGTCCCATAAAGACAGTACATTGAAATTTTCCGATGGTGTAAATGCCATTGTTGGGAGTTCTGATTCCGGTAAAACTGCAATTCTTCGGGCAATCCGAAAATTGGCATTTAACAAACCCTCTGGGGATGAAATGAAATCTCATTGGGGTGGAAAAATGCAAATTGAAATGTTAACTGATGATGCCCATGTTGTTTATAGTAAAGACAGAGAAGCAGAGTATATTTTAGGAGATACACATTTTAAAGCATTTGGTACAGAAGTTCCACAGGAAATCGGAGATGCTTTGAATTTGAATACAGATAATGTGCAAAGTCAGTTAGATGCACCTTATTTACTTTCTGAAACAGCAGGTGCAGTGGCAAGTCATTTCAATGCAATTGCTCATCTTGAAGTCATAGATCGGGCAACTTCTAATATCAATAGTGCAATCAGAGAACTTACCTCTGATATAAAGTATTCAGAAGGACAAGAAGTTTCGTTAAAAGGAAACTTGGAAAAATTCCAATATCTTGAACAGTTTGAATCAGAAGTCCAGGAATTAGAAGGGTTGAAAAAACAATATGATGCTTTAGTTGATTCACGTAGAAAACTACAAGTACTTGTTGATAAAATTGGATTTCTTAAAATAGACATTGATAAAGCAAGTAAGTTACTACCACTTGAAAAACCAGTAAATGATATTCTTGTACTTATTGAACTTCGTGCAGAAAAGGATATTGAAGCAGTTAAATTGGATAAATTGATTGTTCAAATAAAAGAAGTTCGGAGCAAGTTGACAAATCAAAATGCTGTTTTGTCAATTGAAAAACCTGTGGATGATTTGTTGAAGTTGTATAAGGAGAAAGAAACCCTCGTAAAACAGCGTGAGAATTTAAATAAGGCATTAACTAATTTAAGAAATACCCAAGATAACTTAAATAAGGCAAGGGTTAATTATGCTTCCCTGACATTGATGTTTGAAAAAGAAATGGGTTCAGTGTGTATTTTGTGCGGTCAAAAGATAGAGAATCACAAATAAATTTTGTATAATAGGGTATGGAAAGAATAAAACCAAATGACAGAGAAATGATTATTATGGATGATCCATATAATGATGTACCTTTAACAAGTAAACAAAAAAAGAAATTTGAAAAATGGTTCACAAAAACAATGTCAAAAAGATTGGGTTCAAATAATGATCACATTGAATTTTTTCATTCAAGAATAAAAGATAATGGAAAGAATAAAACCAAATAAAACTGTTACAGCAATCCTGACTTCTGATTGGCATTTGCGTGAAGATACTCCTACTTGCTTCATTGGGAATTTCCAAAAAGAACAATGGGATGCTGTGGATTTTATAAGTGAATTACAAAAGAGACACAACTGCCCTGTTGTACATGCAGGAGATTTATTTCATACGTGGAAATCGAGTCCTTGGTTGTTAAGAGAAACAATGAAACATTTACCCAAAATGTTTGGGACGATTTATGGGCAACATGACCTACCCTCTCATAATTTACAATTAGCAGATAAGTGTGGAATCAATGTTTTAGAAGAAGCAGGGAAATTAACAGTGTTAGAAGGGTGTCATTGGGGGCAAACACCAGAAACATATGAATCTACGGATTTTATAAAAAACAGACACACTCTCATTTGGCATCATTTAACTTATCTTACTAAACCCTTCCCTGGAGCAGATGGTGGTATGGCAGAAGGAATTTTGAGAAAATATCCTATGTATGATATGATTTGTACAGGAGATTGTCATCAGAGTTTTACAGTAGAATACCAAGGCAGAAGGTTAGTAAATCCAGGTAATCTCACACGTCAGACAGCAGATCAGGCAGACTTTCAGCCACGAGTAGCACTCTGGTTTGCTTCTGACAATTCTATTGAATGGGTGAATTTACCAATACAGAAGGATGCTATTAGTAGAGAACACCTTGAAGTCAAGGAACAAAGGGATGCAAGAATAGATGCTTTCGTGAGTAGTTTAAATGGGGATTATAAAACTGAAATGTCTTTCGAGCAAAATCTTGAAAGTTTTTTTCAGGTTAATCCTGTACGTGAATCAGTAAAAAACATAATTTATAAAAGTTTGGAGTAAAATGAAAGATGAGATTTTAAAATTATTAGAAGATGAATATGATCATTATGTCCAATCTACTAATATCTATGCAGCATCAGAAACTATAACAAAAATGGTCAATGATTTTATTGAATGGTGTTGTACAACACACATCAAATTACATAAAGTTTGGTGTGGTTTATATCAAGATCAAAGGAATGAAAAGAATCGGAAAACAACAGAAGAACTTTTTATATATTGGAATACTAATATAAGAACTAAATAATTTACGACAACTACAAGAAAACTTTTAGAGCAATATGTCTGTGCGTGGAATATCTATTTGAAAGATGTTGTACAGAAAATGGATTTACTAATCCTGTTGAGAAATGCACCACCTACATACAGGGGAACTTTTGCTTTGACTTTGATGAATGAAAAGCAGATAAGTAAAGATGAATGTAAGAAATTTGTTAAATTAGTAGGAAAATGAGTTTATTACCTGTGGAATTACTTCAAAAAGAACTTGCTGTTTATAAAAAGGCATTGGAACTCTCAGATAAGAAATTTGCAGAAGGTAAAATAGATGCAAAACTTCATGAAACTCATGTGAGCAATTTGAAACCTAAAATTGCAACTTACACACAAGCATTAAGAATTTTAAGATTTTATATGGATTAATTATGGAAAATCACTGAACTTAAGAAAACCATGCCCTGTAAGTGAATCATTTAAATAAAAAGAAACCCATCACTTAAAAGTGAATTAATTAAAAAAATAAAAAATTATGAGTATGAACGAAAAACAACTTTTAGATTTAAAGGAAGACGTAGGGGATGCAAAACAGAAAGTTGCAGAACTTACTGGACAACAAACTGCTCTTATGTCTCAACTGAAAACTGAATATAGTTGCAAAACTATTTCAGAAGCAGAGATAAAACTCAAAGAAATGAATGATTCTATTTCTGTAATTGATAAGAAGATTGAAAAAGGATGTTTAGAGTTACAAGAAAAATATGAAGTATGAAAAATATACCAATTTTAGAATTTGCAAATGGTTTAACAATAAAAGGAAATAGAAATATTTATATTACAATAACAAAAGAAAAAAATGTAAGTATTAAAAATGATAAAGGATTAAATTTAATTCTTTCTATTTCTATGTGGGAATCTTTTTATTTTATTAAATTTTAAATTTATGAGTTACGAAAAATTTACTACAATTTGTACAATCATTGGTTGGTGTTTATTGGGTATTGGGTTGATATGGAAAATATATGATGGATATAAAAACATTAAGAAATAAATTGGAGCGGTCCAAAGGTGCTAAAGCACAACTGGAAAAATCCTTATCTACTCTCCAAACAGAACTAAAGGAGAAAGGACGTTCTTTGAGACAACATGAACAGGCAAAGGAGATTATCAGAGAAGTCGGGCAAAAAACCCAAAGCCAAATACAATTTCACATTGAAGATATTGTTTCAATGGCTTTAGATGCTGTGTTTGAATCCCCCTACAAATTTGCCGTAGAATTTTTACAGAGACGTAATAAAACAGAATGTGACTTGTATTTTGTAAGGGATGGGAACAGAGTAGATCCTTTGACTGCAAGTGGTGTGGGTGCTGTTGACATTGCTTCTTTTGCTTTGCGAATTGCAAGTTGGGGTATGAGTATACCTCATAGTAGGAATACAATAATTTTGGATGAGCCTTTCAGATTCCTTAGTGAAAATTATCAAGAACAAGCAGGGATTATGTTGAAGGAAATAAGTCAGAAGTTAGGAATACAATTTTTGATAATAAGTCATAACACCACATTAGCAAGTTGTGCAGATAAAACATTTGAAGTAAGCATCAGGAACGGTGTCAGCAAAATAAAAGAAGTATAAACGAAAACAAGTAAAATGAAGGTATTTATGATAATTCTATTCTTAGCCCTGTTTCAGACGATTTCCGGCCCTCCACTTCGGGAAGTGGTAATCTGTCAGCCGGAACAAATAAACCCATACAGCAACATAATACGGGCCGTCACGACTATCGAAAGTGCAAACGGTAAGTATCTGTATAATGCAAAAGAAAATGCTGTCGGTTGGTTCGGGATAAGACCTGTAAGACTTCAAGACTATAATAGACGAACAGGACAGAATATAACTCATGCTCAGTGTTATGATTACGAGATAGGCAGAAGGATCTTTATTTATTATGCAAGTAAGATAGATTATAGGGACATTAAAGGCATTTGCATCGCATGGAATGGAATGAGCAAGCATAACAAATATTATAACAAGATTAAGGCAGTATTGTAATTTGATAATGAAATCATTTAATAATGGAAAATAGTCAGAAAGCAAATATAAAATATCCTAAATATAAAATCATAGAGGGAGTATTTGAATGTGGATATCGAATATTAGTTCCTCCAGAGGGTGTATTTTCATGGGCAGGACATACTCATTTTTGTTCTCACGAATCTATTAGGGAAGAAAAAAAGACTTGTGAATTTGAAAAAGATTATGGATGGTCAATCAATAAAGGCAATTTTCCAATTTATTGTCCATTAAAAAACATAAGATAAAAATGGTAAAAGAATTAATGTTTACAAAAAAAGTAGGAATCACAGATTCCGATTTATTTGATTGGATTGAGGCATTTTATTCAAAACAAGGAATAAAAGCAAATAAATCCATTGTGATATCTCATAATATTACAGAAAAATTAGTGGATTACTTATTTAATGAAATTGATAAAAAAATTAATAAAAGCAACTAAATAACTATAAGATGGAAACAGATGGTAAAAAATTAATTGAAAAAATATGCAATCTTTTAAGAGAAGAAGACATATTACTTTACGATGCTCATATTAGACAGAAAATAGAGTCACTTTCTGCACAACAATTAAAAGACTTAATTGAGGGTAAAGAGATATGAAAATACACTTTGAATTTAATTTCTGATTATGGCTTTGTAGGTTCTCTTATAAGAGGATGAAAATAGCTATTAATAAACTTCCAGTAGGCATTCTGGGAATGCGTGACCCCGACAATAGATGTGCTGGATATACTCCAAAAAAGCGATTACGGGGAGACGCTCTTAATGATTGTGAAAGCGACGAGCATTATCTTTGCAATGAATGTGCATTTAAAAACAAAGGTGAATCAATTAATGAATAATTATACTATGAAAGAGCAAATTGTATTTTTAAAAACTAAAAAAGGATAGAACATGAAAATATTAAAAGTAACTTATAGAGCGATCACTTGGGATAATTATCAGGGTGGTGCCGGACTTCCGTTTAATGGAACTGAATATATTAAAGTTGGAGGTGATGAAACGATATTTGATTTAGAAGGAATTGCAGAAAGAACAATAAAGTCAAAGAAAGGGACATTTACTGAAATATTTGAAATAATGACTCTTGAAATAATCAATCCAATTGAACCTAAATAACTACTCCTATGAGCAAAACACCTAAAGAGTTTGTAAAAGACAAACTAAATGAAAAAACAGGGCAGGGGACAACCCTCTATGAGCATTATTTGGCGCACGATACAACAGTAAGCATCGGGACGGTTGTTTCTTGGATGGAGGAATACGCTTCACTATCACAACCAATTGGCAAAACAGATGAACTGATAAGTAAACTAATTTCCTCATTAGAATATCAAATAAAGGAAATTAAAGTATTACATGATACAATGGATGAAGTATCTTGGAATGATCAACAAGGTGTAATTATTACTGGTATTGAGGCTGAATTTATTATTTCAAAACTTACTGGCCATGTTGATAATGAACCTATTTCGTCCTTGAAAGAACAGATTAAAAAGGAAGAGACATTACCAAGTGATGCAAAAGAAGATAAGCTCAAGGGTATTATCCGTGAAGTAATCTGGCAGTACTGCTATGGCAAGGGAAGTACTGATGCTTTGTTTAATTATAAAGACATCGAGGATGTTACGCATGATATAATAGAACTATATTTTCAACCGGAATAGGCTTATTTAAGTCTCAAATCAAACAATCAAAAATATGAATAAGAAAACACTTAAAGAGATACTTTATTCTTTTGTTAATAAAGAATATTTAGAAGTTGCTGGAATCCATGATGCCATTATTTGTGCAATGAAAGAATATCAATTACAGTTTTCTCAACTCCCTGCCGTAACAGATGGGCAGATAGATATGTTTATATCTGAAGTTGATCTATGTCAATTTAACAATTATTATGAAGCAATAAGGTTTGGCATAACATCTTACCGTGACGGTCTTATCCCTGCTTCCAGCAATACTGTAAAGGAGGAAATCGAAACAGTAGAATTTCCAAATGACACTTTTGAAATAAGTACTACAAAAACTTGCAATAAGGTAATTACTGAGGTAGATAAATGTGAGTGTGGTCATATAGTACCTTTGGGTTTTATTATTTGGAATCAGGATGGGGATAGTACCTGTATTAATTGTATAAATGACATATTAATTGACAGACTTGTTAAAAAAAATAAGCAGATTAAAAGCCTTAAAAATAAACTTAAAAAGATTATCTCTTCCGCCCCAGACATTAAGCAGGGGAAAGAAGACTATAAGACTAAATACGAAAAATGTATTAAAATCATTAAGAAGTTTGATGCAGGTATTATTGGAATGTATGATTTATAAACTAAGTCAAATGGAAGAAAAAGAACTTATATTAAAGATGAAGGAATTGATTCACTATTTAAAAAGACAGATTAATTATGGTGAATCATATTCTTGTATAAATGTAATTAGAAAATACGAATTTGAAATTCCATCTATTGAAGATAAGATTAAAGAAAAGGAAAAAGGAGAGTACTGTTCTTGCATTAATGAAGGGTGTACAAACAGAAACGGGATAACTGTATGTGGGAATTGTTTACAACCAATTAATCCTATTTATCTAAAAGGTAAGTAATTGATTAACTAATAACAAAACAAATGACAGACAAACAGAGTGCTATAATTGAAAAACAGGATAATGAAATTAATTACATGCAAATACGAGAATTAACAGATGAAGAATGGTTAAAACTTCCCAAAGAAGAAATACTTCAACTTTATAAGAATTGTTATTCAATACTTATGAATTATATTAAGTTATCCAAGAAAAGTTCTTCTGGTATGCGTGAATTTGTAATATCTGAAATTCAAAAAGGCATTGTTCACCCAAATCCTTTAACAACGTCAGAAATGCGAGTTTTGGATCTTTGTTGTAAATATATGGAAACTCATCCTGTAAAAAAATGACAGTAGCAGAAAAAAAAGAGATAGTCTTGATTAAAAACCAATTAAATACTATACTTGAAAAGATAAATAGTTTTGAAGTGCAACGTCCTATGCCTCAACTCATCCTTAAAAAGGATGACAGGATAAGATATGTTATGGATACTATATGTGATTACTATGGAGTAAATCAGGCAACACTTGTGAAAAGGTATAGAGATTCCCACTATGCATTACGAAAAAAACTTACTATAAAATTACTCAGGGACATTGCAGACATCACTTATCAGGATGTGGGGGATGCCTTAGGGATGACTCAGGAAGCATCCCAAATCTCATATACAGAAATAAATGAAATATTGCAAGAAGATACCTATGGAAATAAAGAACTTAAACAAGAATATAAAACCCTTCTTAAATATTTATTAAGGATATAACATAAAAAAAGGAGTTTGACCAATCATATCAAACCCCTATTACAAAGATGCTTGTTTACTTGTTATTAAATAATTTAATTCCTGTTTTAATACTATGTATATTTGTAGATCCAAATCTTTGGTATTCATACCCTATTAAAGTTTCCTTTTTAGTTATAAAATCTAATCCACCACCGAATAAAAATGCAGATTTATTTCCTCCTGCTGTACCATACCCATAAAATCCATTTTTAGGCACTTTAACGATAGTTTCTATTGGATAAGGTTTGGGGACGAAAATACTGTCAACCTCTCTTATAAAAGTTATTACAGGTGTGTACTGCCATTTTCTATTAAGTAACGTTCCTTTGATTTTTAAATCCACAGAAACATTGATATCTTTTCGTGTTAAAGCATCATGATAATACTTAATAGTTGTGTCTTTTGAATCTATAACCGGCATAGGGATAAAGTTATCTATAAAAACAGTATCTCCTTTTTGATAAATTGTATCAATATGAATAATAGGGGGTTTATCTGCCAAAGCAATCATACTATCCCAAATATCTTTTTTTACAATTACTTCATCCTTTGCAGGGCAAGGCTCTGATCTTTTACATTCTCTTAAATAAAGAATATAGAATATTGCCACTATAAGGAGAACTAAGAAACCGTTCCCTAATATTTTCTTTAATAATTCTTGTACCCATGTTTTCATTTTGGTTCAGGAGTTAAAATATCACCTTTGGAATTTGTTAATAAATTCTTAACTAAATAAGATAAGAATGCAATAATAGCAGCAATCCCCATTCTTTTAAAGAGGGATAAATCCACAGAAGAACCTATTTGCAGTTCATTAGCAAGAAATGTAATTACAGCAGTAATCACAGCAAGGACAAGTCCTTTAAAAAAGTCTCTTGCATTTAACATAAATAATTTAGCTTTTGTTTTCATAGTTTTACTCTTTAATTGTTATAAATGTACGTTTACCTTCTTTTTTTGCATTGTCAATAAGATCAATAATATATTTTTCCCAATAATCCCCATTTATTAAACTACCTTTAATTTTATTTTCCCCTACACCAATACACCCTTCCGTACCTTTTGCAGTTTTTAGTTTATGTATTCTTATTCCTGTAAACCCAACTACATCTAAAAACAAAGGAAGTCTTCTTTTTAATTTGGGGGAATCAGAAACAATTACTTCATATCTCCCACAGGAGATTGCTGTTTCCCCATAAATCTTCCCTTCCCCTTCATCTGTAAAATCCCCATCATGGTTGGTGTCTTGTAGATTTCTTACTTTATCTTCTAATGAATTGCACAAGAACTTCCCATCACATAGAAAATTTCCTATTGTATAGGTTGGAAGAAACCATTTTCTAAATACAACTAACTCTAATGTTTTCATTATTTCACTAATTTAACTGAATCACTTATACCCTGGATATTGTATTTAACATAACCCCCTCTTGTTACCTTTGATACACCCTCTTGCATACGTATTTCTCTTTTGACTGTATCTTTTACTTCTTTGCCATTAGTAAAGTTAAAATACACCGTAAATGCAAAACCAAGAGCCACAATTAAAAATGAAAGTGCTTTTATCCACATAGCAATTACAGTTCTTTTTTCAGTTTTAATTTCTTTCTCTGTTTTACCTGATGCCTTTTTTCCTATGGATTCTTCATGTAATTCTTTAACTATTCCAGAAATCCCTGTAAGTTTTTCATTGATTTGATTTACAGTATTCCCCATCATATTTAATTTATACACATACCCTTCTTCTGGGGTTCCGTTTCCAGTAATTATTATAGATAATTTATCTGTATTTTTTATCAACTTTTCAATTTTCTCCTCTTGAGTACACACATGAATAACTTTCACAGGGATTCCCTTTTTAGGACTTTTTCTTAAAGATGATGTTTGCATAGTGTATAGTTTTTAGTTAGTTTATAATGAAGAAAAACCAATGCCTGTAGCATACCATTCGGAATGTCTTCCATCCCATATAAGCGTAACTGTTTCTCCTGGCATTAAATCAATAGATGTTTCTACCCCCCCTGCCCAAATAATATTATTCCCATTTCCATTTATTGTAAATATTGGTTTAGTCCAATCAGGGATTCCCAAATTATAAGTTAAAGAATTTATTATTGTTGTTATTTGCCCAATTGGAGCATTTTCTAATTCAGATGTTTCAGGTAATGTTAAAGTGGTATTCGTCCCTCCATTATCTAATGTATATACACGGGATAGAGTATGTACTTCAAGATTTCCTTGAACAGAATACACATAAAAAGATTGACCATCATGACATATATTTCCATTTGATTTTAAATAGAACATATCAGAAGTACCACAATACAATTTATCTGTCCCTATATTCCATCCTGCTACTGTACCACTTGTAGCTTTTAATACTCCTGCTAAAGTCACACTAAAAGGGGCACTTGCAAAAGTATCATGTCCTAAGTGTATTCCTGCTGTAGTACTTAGACTTATTCTTGTAGCACCGAAACCTGCTATTAATGTTGTTGTAGATAATGTGAAACCTCCCACAGTTCCAGAACTTGCTGTAAGCACACCTGCTGATGTTACTCTAAATGGTGCTGATGCTTGTGCCGTTGCTCCTGCCCAAAAGCCACCTGCTGCTTGCATTTCTACTCTTGTAGCACCTGTCCCTGCATATAATTCACTTGCAGTAATAGTAAATCCACCAATGGTTCCTGAACTTGCTGTAAGTACACCTGCTTCTGTTACTCTAAATGGAGCAGAGGAAGGTGTTACATGTCCTGCCCAAAATCTAACATCATCACCTACTGTAACAGTACTGGACATTCCTACAACACCTGCTGCATCCATTAAAGTTGTTGTCCCTATAACCCAACCTCCTATTGCCCCTGTTGTTGCTGTTATACCTCCTATAATAGTTAAATCTGCACCATCCCATTTAAACCCTTTTACTAAAGCCCCACCTGAAACAGTCCCAACACGCATTTTATATGTTGTGTCTTTTCCCATCCAAATACCATCTTGCACTAAAAATCCCGATGGTAGTATTGTCCCCATAGCAAATGACAAGCCTGTATGATCTAATTTAACAGTATTTATAGCACCATCATAAAGTAGTAAATCAATTCCATGTAATTCAAAATGTTGATCAGAAGCTAAAAAATATTGTTGGGCGGTTGTATTACCTGCAAAAAACCCCCACTCATCTCCAATTCCTGCAATACCATCTAATTGTCCTGTACGAGTACGTACTGTTTGTGTCCAAGGATCAGTTTCCCAAGTTACCACTTGTTGGTAAGGACTCCCCGCAGCATCTATTGTTGTCGTTTCAATGAATCCATCTCCTGTTACTCCAAAATCTAAAATAATTGCACCTTTTAAAACAGTCTCCCCAGAAGCCGTTCCTGCATCTATTGCAGACCTACTAAAAGTATAATGTTGATACCCAGGTTCATCTCCTGTTGCTGCATGATGGTCTATAAAAGTTACCCTCCCCCAAGCATTTGCTATAATAAAACTCCCATCATCATCTCTATTAAACAACCTTAGTTGAACCCAATCATTGTTTGCAAATACATTTGCTATGGAACCTGGAAGATCCTCAACTTCTATTTGCACACTTGCTCCTTTAGCAGGAATTACAACATCAGCATGTAATATAGCCACACTTTTTGAAATTACCTGTGCCCCTGCCAATGCTTGTTCTAAATCTGCAACAAATCTTTTAGCGTGCATTTCATCAACAGACAAATATCTAAAATCTGCCCCACCACTTCTTCCATCTGCCATATGGTAAATTCCCCATCCTGTTGTTCTACTTACCCAATCTGCTGAACAAATTGTATCTGTATGTGGAATTAAAATATCATTTCCAGTAGCAGCAATAGTTAAGTCTCCATTTGTATCCGTTGTAAAGGAGGTATATTTTGCATCATCATACCCCAATCTTAATTGTTCTGTTGTAGCTAACGAATGTATTTTAGCAGACACCGTTGTTGCCCCAGCTGAAATTGTCCCGTCTACTAAAATATTATCTATGCCTGGATCAGATGTTCCCCCAACATGGATACCCCCGACTGTTTTTATAAGTCCTGTAAATGTGGATATGCCTGTTACTCCTAAAGTGCCGTCTATTAGTGCATTATTATCACCAGCATCACTATCCCCTCCAACATGCAGACCCCCATTAATTGAAAGTTTTGAACTCGGAGTGGCAGTACCAATACCTACATTTGCACCTTTTAATACTACATTATTAGTAGTCGCATCACTTGAAATTCGCAATGGGTATGTACCATCGGTATTGTTTTTTAATACAAATTCATCAACAGTAGCCCCAAAATAATACTCATCAGCTCCTGTAACGGCCAATCTAATATGTGTATTGGATGTTATTTCATTAACAGTTGTAACCCCAGTAAATGTAGGACTTGCAGAAAATACAATATTGGTAGTTGCCGTTCCTGTTGTACCTGTTGCCCCTGTTAGATAATTTAATTTTGTGGAAGTACTTGTTAAAGCAACTGCCTCATTTATATTCGGACTGGTTAATGTTTTATTTGTTAAAGTCTGTGTCCCATCTATAGTAACCACACTTGTTGCAGTATTTGTAGGTGTGGTAATTTTTAAAGTACCTACATTGAGTGTTAATATTCCTGAACTATGAGTTAATGTCACATTAGAATTTGCATAATTTAATACTGCACCTGAAGCAAGAAATAAGTCAGACCATCCTAATGAAGTTGTTCCTAAGTATGCTCCATCGTTTGCATCTGGAACTATACCTATATTTGAAACCATCAAACTGTCAAATATAGTATGATGTGCCTCCGTATGTTCCCCAATATGATCTGCAAGTATTGTTGTAGTATGTATTGTTGTGGCAGATACTGTCCCTGTAAATGTGGGGTCTGCTAATTTAGCATATAATGCACTTTCAACACCATCAAATAAATCTGCATCTAATCCTGATCCTGCCCCATCCACACCCAATAATGCAGTAAGAATTTCCCCAGCAGTCATTGACCCACTACCCCCACCAGATACACTCACACCTTTACTTGAAGTTGATCCTCCTGAATATATCTGTTTATCCCTGCGAACAGGTAGTAGTGATTTTTGTGTGATTATAATTGCCATATTACGCTATTGTTTCTCGTGTATCAGTCAATTCAATCATTTCCACATCTAACATTTCTTCTTTGTCTATATATGTTCCTGATACTATATAAAAAGATTTATCTGGTAAAAATGCAGAATCTTGTATTAGTTTAGTACGAATATTTAATGGTTGATCTATCATATTTAAACGACCTTTTAATGTAAGTCTGGGATTTTTATATTGACTCATAAAAGATTGTAAACACAATTGTGTGGTAGAATATAAATCAGAATCAACACCCCTATGTAACCCCTCTATATTATCTCCTGCTAAAGTACACAAAGAAGATTTAAACGCCCCTCTGCTACAACCATAAGGTCCTGTACCGGATGTTACAGATTTTTCAAAATCATCTTCTCCTGTTAAATTAGTACTAAGAATTGCTTTTTCTTCTATTCCATTATTTCCTATATTTTCTCTTGAAACAGTATGGACAACTTCAATTTTTATATCTTTTATAAATACCCTTACTGCCAAATATGTATAATTATATACCATATTTGTAGAATACCCAGATTCAATGTGATTATACCCCACACCGAAATAAGGAGTGCCGGAAGTAGTAATACGAAATATAAGTGTATCTGTTAATGTTGTATAAGATATTATTTGATATGTTGTTTCTGCTACAGTAGAACCAAAAGCTGTTGGATTATTACTTACATCATGCCAAACACCAGAAACAACACTCCCAGAAGGAACTGTTGTGTTTATACCTGTTACAGCATTGTTAATTACAAGATACTCTCTATCATCTAAATTTGCATGTGTTTTAAATCCTACAACAGTCACATCAATAGAACTGTCTGTTACTCTTGCCCATGTTACCCCTGTTGTACCATGTGAATTTGTTTTTGCTGTGGTAATGGCTGTAAAAAACGAGGTTGTATTTGGTATGATTTGATCATCTATTACAGGAGCCGTCGACATATCATCTAATATTTCTACTATAACATCCCCTGAAATAATGGGATCAACATATCCCCAAAGAGGAATATCAATACTTGCAGTTACCCATTGACCATTAATTGTACTTGTAAGATAATCTGCCTGTAATTCACTTCCTGCAACCCATAATTCTTGCCATTTATCTGTACCAGAGGAATCCTCTGAATTGTCCCAATCTGTGCCACCTTTCCAATAATACTCACCAATTTTAACTGTAACAGGAATAATTAAACGATTTATTTCCACACCTTCTGTAGAAACATACATATCTCTACCACTATCTAATTTTGTGCAAAGATATACTTCCATACTTAATCTTAAACAAATATTCTCATCCTCAATTACAACAGCATCCATAAATTCATAACTTATTTCTTCTTTAGAATCTGTTAATTGTAACCCATATTCAGGAGCAGAGTATTCATATTGTTTAATAGCAATTTGTATATTACTTGCAGAAGAAATCACCCAGTTTTTATATTCTATTGTATTGTTTAAATACCATGATCCACCATCCTGACTAACAAAACTCCCTTCTACAACCCAATTATCCTCATTATCAAAAGTGTAAGTACTTTCTGTAAAATTATAAGGATCATATTTAATTATAGCTTTACACACATTTGCAACAATATCTTCTTGTGTATTATTGTCCCCCCAACGAATATCTCTATCAGTAATATTTAAGTATCCCCCTAAAACAATAGGTGTTTCTGATCCCCATGTATTTTGATTGTATGATTTTCCTTTTGATGTGTCATGTAAATTAATTGGGTCAACCACATAAATAGAGTCTCCTTCAAACCACATACTTAATCCCAAACCTCCCATAATACTTTCTAATACTTCTCTACAAGACATTGGTTCAGCATTCTCATCTATAAAATTTTCATTGAATAACTCCAAATAAAGAAAAGGATTTGTATCCGTACTGGTTATTTGAATGTCATTGCTTGTATAAACAAGATTCCAAGAAAGTTCTAATTTAGATAGTACATTATTTATAATTTGTCCTACTGTTTGTTTTCCTGAATAATTATCTGTTGTTTTATAAAGAATTTTATCTAATAATGACATCCCATCATTACAATTTATTTTTATTTCTGAAATAACAGGATTACTATATCCCTCGGAAAATACTCTCGCATCTATAAATCCTTGCCATCTTAAAATACCACCTGCATCACTACTTGCATCACTATCTGTGTCTGTTACACCATCCCAAACTTGTACTTTCCATTCCTGTGGGTCTGCTGTATATAATTCTAACATTGCTAAAGGTGTTCCCACAACAGAAATTGTTGCCCCAGAACCTGTAGTAGGAGTAAATATATCTTGTAAATCCCCTTCCCAAGAATATTCAAATGGAGAAGCCCCCCCTTTAAATGTATATATGGTAGAAGAATACCCTCTTTGAAGAATGTCTATTGTTGTAAATCCTCCACTTAGTCTATAATACTGTAAACGATATTTTACACCATGAGCCATTATCTGTATGAATTTGATTTACGACTTTGATAATTCATATATCCTTGCAATGAACCATTCTCAAATCTTATAAGTACTTCTTTTGGGAAAGTACTATCCCCCATACTTAAATTCCCCAAATTCAAACCTTCTGGAAGTACTGTTTCTCCTGATGAAAGCATTGCAGGATAAGAATCATTTGGAAATCCTTGTGGAATTGTACCACCAGAAGCCATTTGAGCAGCACTGTTTATATGACTTGTATAACTTCCCCAAGCTGCCATTAAAGCACTTACAGCAATCATACCTGCAATTAAACCCACAACAGGAACTTCTATTGCTTTGTGCATTAATAATGCTGCTGCTGCTTCTGCAAGAAATATAGAAATAACTTGTTGAGCAGTGGACAAGATAATGCTTACCATAGATTGAAATCCAGATTTAGCATTTACAAAAGCCTCCCCTATAGCAGATGCAAAATCTACAAAAGCATTAGAAATTGTACTTAACACTTGTTTTTTTCTTTCAACTTTATCAAATTCTAATTGAAGTTTTTCAAGATTAACAATCACTCCTTGTATTCCTTCTGACCATTCCAATCCCCGTTCTTGTACAGGAATATTTAAGTATCCCTCTAAAGCATTTGAATAAGCATTTATTTGAGCAGATATAGAATTGTATAAATCTCTGTTTTGTCCTAATGTTGTGTTTAATGTAGATTCTTTTAAATTAATATATTCCAAAGATGCTGCCAAATCATCCATTACTTTTCTTTGTTCTGTGCCAGATGATTGTGGAGTAAGATTCATTTTATTTAATTGTAATCCAAACATATCAGGACCTGATACAGCATTTGTTTTAGAAATTGGTTTAAATAAATCAAATGCTTTTGCTGGATTGTTAAGTCTTCCCTGATTTAATTTTTCAAATGCTTTTAAATCTATTTCTGCCCAAGCATCTTCTAATCTTTTAACAGCTTCTATTTGAGTTGTAGTATCTGTTGTAATTTGTACAAGTTTCTTTTGTAATTTATTAAATTCAGGCAAATTCCCTAATAAATAGGCATTTGTCATGTCATTATATAATTTACTATATTCTGTTATTTGTCTTGCATATTCTAATTGTTGTTTAAGATTTTCTTTCTGATTGATTTTCCATCCCAAACCTTTATTTTTTTCTGCTTGTTTCCATCCTGTTTCAGCAGCAACCCATGCTGCTCTTACCTGATCCATAGCAACAGCAACTTGGGGTTTTGTCATTGCTTCTACATCATTTCCAGTTAAATCTTTTAATTTTTTTAATTCCCCATTTACATTTACCAATGTTGTATAATACAAATCATGTTCTTTTGCTAATTCCTTAACTTTTTTAGCATATTTTGTTACAGCAATTGTAGCACCCCCTACAGCAATTCCTACACCACCTATAATAGCTGCTAAACCCGAATTTCCTAAAAATTCTAAAATAGGAATTAAAAATTGTTTTAAATTTGGTAATGTTAATTTACTCAATTTCAATGTAGCAAATCCCATTATATCCATTGCCTTTCCTGCGGACATGATTACTTTTGATAAAATTTTAAAAGTTGAAACCAACCCAGATAAGGAATACCCTATAACAGATATTAATAAACTTGCAGGACCCATTGCAGCAATTAATGCTAACCATTTTAATCTATTCTCTTTTTGTGTATCTGATAATGAGTTAAACCAATTTGTAACACCCCCCAATTTTTGTACTAAACTATTTAAAAGAGGTAGAAAAGTTTCTGCTACGGATTTTCCTAAAGATATTAATGACACTTGTGCTTGGGAAATGGCTGCATCATACTTAAATTTAATAGTATCCGATACAGCAGCAAATGATTTGGCTAAAGAACCACTTGCATTTGTTACCCTATTCATTAAATCTGTATTATATTTGAAATTTTTCCCTGCTAATGATAAATAGCCTGTTAATGCTCTAATATTTGGAAGAACATCACTTAATAACTCATCCCCATATTTTACTTGAATATCTCTTAATCTTTGCATTAAAGGAATTATTCCTTGTTCACCTAAAATCTTTCGTAATCCTACATAACTATTCCCTGTTTTTTGTAATGCAGCTTCTCCTTGTGTAGTTGCTTTTAACAAAGAATTAAATACTCCTTTAAGATATACTGCTGCTTGTGAAGATGAAGAACCTGTAAGTGTGATTGCAGCCATACCACCTGCAACTTGGTCAAAGGAAACTCCTAATTGAGATGCAATAGGAATAATTTGACCCATTGCAGAACTAAAACCACTTGCTTCTGCTTTACCTTCTCTCACAGCAGCTACAAGCACATCCGTTGCATAAGCAGCAGTCAATCCTGTTCCTTTATAAGCATTAAGTGCAGATGTTAATAAATCAGCAACATCCTTTGTTTCCCCAAGTCCTGATGCAGATGCTTTGGCAGATAATTTTAAAACATTCATTGCTTCTGCTCCTTTAATACCAGAAGAAGAAATAAAATATAAAGCATCTGCAAGTTCTTGTGGTGTTTTTGCTAATTGAGGTCCTATTTTTAATACTTCCTCACTCCATTTATTAACAACATTTTGAGCAACACCAGTTAAACCCACAATCTTTTGCATAGCAAATTCATAATCTTTTGCCATATTTAAAGATGCTTTTCCTGCCATAACCATAGGTGCTGTAAGTGCAGCAGATGCCAAATACCCAAAAGTTCTAAACTTCTGAGCAGTTGTACCCAGTGATTTAGTAATATTGTTTAATTGTGTTGCATCTACCCCAAGAGTAACTACCAAAGTTCCCAGATTTGCCATCTTATTTTTTTGTTTTCTTAACAGGTGGTTTATTTAACCTTTCTACTTTCTTATTTTGAGAATTTGCAATACTCCTCAGTGCTTGTTTCATTGCTTCCACACTTTGTTGTTTTACCACTGGTTTTCTTTCTCCTGCCCAATCAATCATAAAATCTAAGGGATTTGTTAATTTTGGTGTGTGTCCCTTCTTTGCATATAACTGTTGAACTATATTAGTTATCAGACTTTCAATCTTTGCTAACCTGAAATCATCCCTCCATGTACCTATTGGATCTATCTTATCATAAGCCTCCCATTCACTAATCTGCCTTGAAGTAAGCAGATCCAATAAGTAATCTGGATGAATTATCCCTAATTCTCTACAGAGCCGGAATTGGAATTGTCTTCCGGTTCTGGACTTGAGTTTTTTACAAGGTCATCTTTATCTTGTTCCGAAATTGCATTCAACTTCTGAGCAGCATTAACAATCTTTTCCAATCTTGCTGCACTCATATTCTGGCTCAATATGGAATAATCTCTTGGTTCAAGTAACAGTTTTCCTGTCTCATCACATAATGTAACAACAGCTAATTTGGCACGAAAATCTTCCGTTGCCTGCTCATATCCTACTACTTGTCCTTTAGTATCCCTGTTCTTTTTTAAAAGAGACTGTTCAAAATTGTCCCTTTCCCTTCCTGTCATTTGTTTTACATAAACAAATTCATCATTTCCAAGTTCAACCTTTTCTACTTCGAGTTTTTCTTTTTCGAGTAATTTTGCTCTGTTTAATAAATTTTTTCCCATGATTAAGAAATTTTAATTGTTTGTGATAAAATAAATCTTGATTAGACTTTGTTAATTGTTTTTAAACGGTTCCTGTTCCAGAACCTGAACCGGAATTTTCTACTACCTTACCACTGATCTTGATGGTTACATCCGATGAAATCTTATCATCCACAGGAATCCCCAAACCAAGTTCAGTTACCAATCCCTCAAATTCAAATGATGTATGTTCAGCATCAGGGAGATATATCTCATAGTTCTGAAGAACATCACTCTCATAATCGGCATTCATCTCATCATAGGTATCCCTGCTGAAATTCATGGAAAGTGAAACAGTTCCTCCGTCTCGTAACGATCCAAGAAATTCACGATACCCATCCACAGAATCCAACGAGGTCACGTCTATCGTGTCTCGTGACTTGGTAGGTCCATCAATATTAGTTATTTCAGCGAGTTCCTTCCAAGTGGAATTGTCCCATCGCCTAAAACTTGTACCTACACCTGCTACAGCATTGCTCATTTGTTTTTACCTCCTTCTTAAATTACACAGCCCTTCGCTGTATGTTAAAATTACACACCAATCTACAATTTTCGTTATCATCCCAATCAAGCAGAGCGGGGCTGCTGACAGCGTAGATAACACTATATAAAGTCCCATTCCACGTTTGTTGGTGTCTCCCATGTAATGAGTTCTTTATCCCTTCTATAAGAGTCCAAGCAATAGACTCTTTTGCATTTCTTACTCGTATCTGAATAGATGGTCTTTCATAACCACTTGCACCTCCCATATCCAAATCAGGTGCAAATCCTGAAGTATCAAATATTGTAACACAATTAATAGGTTTGGTAGGTTCCCTGTTTATAAACAAGTTTGTACCAAACACCAATCCTAATCCAGTTCCAGATGATTCAGAATCATCTAATCCTGCTTCCAAAATGTGTCTTATGTCTTCACTGGGAACGTTCATACTATCCTTTTATTTGAGATTCATTTGCAATAATCTTTAAAATATTCCCTTTTTCACTATATATTGTATTCTGAAACCACTTTGCATTTGATCCTATTCGTGACCATCTGATATTTGGGTCTATAAATTCATGTACAAATCCTGCATAAGGGGCACTGTAACCCAACATTAAAAATTTCTTATTTGCATTTGACATACTTGCAACTTCCCCTCTTGCCTGTTCTACTACTCCTGAATGACCTGCCTGTACTTTTGCTCCTTTAGAATCACTTGAAAATTTCTTAGAACCTTTTACAGGGGGTGTAGAATTTGGGGTTACTATAAAAAAACTTGCATTCAAATTTCCTTTATCAACTGGAGTTAAATCAGATGCTTTCCCTTCATCATTTGTCTTTGCACGAATATGAGCAGCAGCAAGAATTAAACCTCTCATACTACCATTTTTAATTTTCTCTATTTCTTTATTAAGATTTGACATAACAGTATCCATCCCTTTTAGGTAATTTACTCCACCACTTGCTCCTGGTGTTCCTGGAATATTTGTTAAACCTCCTCCTAATCTTGCCATCTTAAAATCCTCCAAATGATAAACTTGGTGTCAAATATGCTTTTCTTAAAAATCCTTCCCCATCCAAAGAAGGGACTTTCTGAAATCTTTTTATAATATATGTCCCATCAATGTTCTTTGGGTCTGCTATTGCATCTGCACTACTTTCTGCACTGTCATACAATTCTTCCAATGTACCATGATATAAATACCCTTCTACATCCAAATCCTGAAGAACAAATACTAATGCTCTTGAAGTTATTTCTTTTCCCTTATTGTCCGTTACAATCTGACTAATATCTTCCCAACGACAGGAAATCTCAATAGCATCATTGAAAGTAAAGAAATTTCTACCATCATTAATTGGATTGCCCCAATAAACTGCTTTATCCAAGCAATTATTCTCTATACTTTCCTGTATGCTCATTCATTGAATCCTTTTACAGCGTATATACTCGCTCTCATTTTCCCTGTATTAGCCATCTTCCCTGTTATGTCCATCATCAAAACTGCCTGACCATAAGGAGTAGATTCTAATTTAGTTCCATACTTCCCAATATACTTTACAGAAGCATCCCCAAGTTTTTCCTCACTTGACATTCTCATAATTGTACTTGCAATGAAATGAGCAGACAACCATGTTTTAATTTCTGCCAATAAAGTGCTTCCAAGTTCATCATCTTCTGAAAACACAGCATCAGCCACTCCCCCTGCCATAGTAATAAAAGGTAATGCTTGTGCATCTGATAATTGTGCTTCTGTTTTCTTTAATATCAACCGAACATCTGCTGCTGCCATTATTTGCTCCTTTCTCTTTGACGACTATTCCACATTAACGGTGTAACCATATCTATTACATCATTGTCCCAAGTTAATCCTGCCCATTCTACCACTTCTTTTATCTGGTTGTAATCACCCATTGCCATTCTTTCAGGCCAAACTTCCTTACAAACAATCCCTGCCTCAATCATCTCATTGAACAATTTTATATGTTCATGCACCCATCCTGTCCATCCTTCTTTATCCTTATAAGCCCTCATATATCCTGTCTTCAAACAAGATTCTACAATATCAGGAGTTCTCCGTCTCACAATAATCCATTTAGCATTTGGAAAAGCATATTGCCAAATAGGCCATGTCTGGCAAAGTCTGGAACCTTTTAACATCCAAGGTTCCCCTTTCCATTCTTGTAAACATTCTTCTGTTTTGGATTTCCAATTTGTTGGTATTATCAATTTCTTTGTATCTGGTAAAGGATATTGTCCTCTTATATCTGCCCCAAGAAGTTCATAATACTTGTCCATCAATCCTTTAACCTCTATATTCTCTAACATTTCTGTACTCATCCCTGTAAATGCCCCACAATGTTTTATAATCTTGGCAATAATGGTACTTCCTGAACGTTCTATTCCAGTTATAAAAATTGGGCTATTTACTGCATTTTGTATCATGATGTCTTTTTATATTTATTCACTACCTGTTTCCTGTTTACAGTTCTTTTTACCTTATCAACCTTCTTTATCAATTGTTCAGAATGTCTGCGGTAAAAAGCCAAAGAGGAATTACAATATCCTATTTTCATTCCCATCTGTAGACACCGAACATTAAACTCAAATTCTTCAAAAGACTTAACCTGCTCTGTTTCATTCAATAATCCTACTTTTTGAAATACCTCTTTCCGGTACATTGTTGTTGCACTATGAATAGTATTCTTTGCTAACAATTGTTGTAAAGTTGGGAATTTAACTTTTGGTTTCCAAACAATTTTATTTCCCGATACCTGACTGTATTGTATTGCATTTCCATGAATAAAATCAACCCCCTGCTCCTCTATTGCTTTTACAGAATCCTCAATACAATTTAGAGTTAGCATATCATCCTCATGGAGATACTTAATATAATCCCCTGTGGCTTCATTTAAGACCTTATTAAAATTCTGAGGCCAACTACCATCTCCCTGACTTACGATCAACTGTACACTGTCAGGAACGCTTGCTATGGCATCTTTTAAATACCCCCTGTCAATGTTATATGGAATTATAACAGTTACCTTCTTCTTTTCAACAGGTTTTTGAAATACCTCTTGATTAACATACTCTTTTACCCATTGCAAACTCATGGAAGCATTTGCTGCTTCAAATATTCTTGGTCTACCATGAAAACAAACTAAATTTGCATCCTCAGGGACTTGTTTAAGTACCCCTGTTTCTTTTGGTTTAAAATCATATATGGTATTTGTAAGTTGTTGCCAGAACATGTCTGGTTTTACAACCTTACGTAAAAAATAATCCATCCTGCTATGCCCTACCCCTTCTTTTTGCCATGCTTTCCAAATAGTACTTATCTTCTCTGAATTGGCAGGAATCCAAGCAAGTCCAGTAGCCAGTTGTCCTTTTTGGTAGAAATCTTCTAAGGGGATAAACATACTTGGTTCCTTTACCAATTCAAATATATTTTCAAGTGACTTCACAATAACTGTATCCAAGTCAACATAAAGGAAAGGACGATACTGCTCCATTTCCGGTGAATACAGCATCATCCTACTCCACCACTTTGGATAATCGTTGGACAAGGGTAGAAGTTCCAGGTTACCCAAATCATAATATCCTGAGGCATTATCCCAAAGACAAATAATTCTCGGTCTGGTAGAAGATTGCCATTTCCCATTAATGTGTCTTGCAATCAATCCCACATCACGAAAAGAAAAATCTCCTCCTGAACGTAAAACCACAACAATTGTATGTTTTAAATTAATCATAATTTACTGATTATTGTTTTAGCACATCCTTCAAATGTAAAGAACTCTTCATAAATCCTTTTTCCATTATCAATGTACTTTTCAATATCCTCTTTTGTTTTACTTTTAATTATGTTTAAAATATCTGGTATTTGCTTCTCTGATACAAGTATTCCTATTTCATTGAAATCAAACTTATCCTGAAAAGGAATCCAGGGTTTATCATAAACATAAATTGGAATAGAACCATGTTGTAAGGATTCACAAATCCTGAATGAAGTTGCACCGTATCCTCTTGGGCACAATGAAAAAATACTCCTTTCCATTCTATTTATAAATAGGTCATAACCCCCATTTTCATGTATTACAAAATTCTTAAAAAATAAATTTGCTATCTTTCTTCTTATTGGGTGGTTTTTGGTACTTCCTACAAAACTGCACAATACATCCCTATTTTGTTCTATTCTTGGACTTGGTTGACACAATAATGGAATAGGAGTACCTAAATTTCTTTCTGATAAAGTCTTCTTCCCCCCACCACCTGCTCCAAATATAAGTATATCCAAATCTTTTAAATCCTGCAAAATACCATCATCATATTGGAGGATTGTAAAATACTTTTTACTCCTATCTAATGAATCTAAAAACTTCTGTAAATCCCCCATAACAACAGTCCCATATTTTCTACTAATATAAAAGTTAGTCCAAAGAATAGGTAGATAGACATATTCTGTCTTAACAGTATTTGTCTTATACCAATTCATAAAGTACTCTTCAAATATCATTTTATTGAAAGGTGGATACTCATGATTTGTATGAGTCTGAAATATATTTGGAACCTGCTCTATCATATCTTCATCTTTTTATTATAATACCTGTCTGCCCAAGGTAACATCATTGTTCCTGCTGCTAAATGTCTTACAATAATCTCATCAAATGGGCAATATCTTTCTTTCTTTACAAATCTGGCAACTACCCTATAAGTCTTGTTTGAATCTTTAACCCCATTAAACCCTATATTTGTAAAAAGATTTGTGTCATCAGGATGAAAGGTACAACCCCAATTTGCAGGTAATATTTTTATATGTTGTTCCAATTCTTCTTTGGTAAAAGGAGTTGTATTTCTTGTTCCCATCATTTTAGGATCTTGCCCCCATTCTAAACCAAGTATTTGAAATATTGCATCATTGTCCTGCCAAGTATTCCAGTGAGATAAACCTTTGTTAATTTCCTGTAATTTATCACTGCACATTTCATTAATAAATCTACGACTCCATTCTGATATTCTAATTGACCATGTTCCCATACAAAGTATCCCTGTGGATTCCTGCACTATTGAAAAATCTGCATCAAATACAGCAGGAAATCTCCCATCCATAATACAACAATCAATATCCATATAAGTAATCACATCCCCATCATTGAACCTTCCCATATTCTTATTTATCCAGAATATCTTTGCAAAAGGAATTTCGTAAGGGGCTGCTTCATTTTTTGTAATTTCTACAAATTCAAATCCATGTATCTGACAATATTTAATAAAACGAGGTCTTGTCTTTTTCTCATAGACAATCCGAACCTTATGGTTTTTTGGGTATGTGCATAATGTGATAAAATACTTTTTCATATTACCACTCCATATAAATTAAATGTAAAGGGCCACAAACTACTTTTGTATGATGTTGTTTTGCAAACTCATCAATAGCCTTTGTTAAATTTGGATAACTTGGATGATGATAATCATGACAAGAAATTACCCCACCTTTTCTGATTAACTGACTATAATTAATCAAGTCCTTTTTAACCTGATCATAAGAATGAAACCCATCAATGAATACAAAATCATATCTTAATTCAGAATCTAATAATTGAAATGCTGTATCACTTGTCATTTTTAAAAGTTGATACCTTGTGGGAGATAATCTTTTAGCAACCAAATCACATAAACAATCAAAATCTTCCTGACTTTCTATTCCACTTGGCATTCCCCCATGTTTATAAATCATATAAGGATCAATCCCAATAAGAGAATGCAATTCCGTAGTTCCCAATATCCTTCTTGCATGCCCTCCTGCAAACACACCTATTTCAATACCTATCTTATACCCTCTCTTACGAATAAGATTTGGAATTACATCATAATATGCTGCAAAATGTTTATCTGTATCTGCCATAAGGGCAAGCATTCTTTCTTCTCTTGTCATAATTCTTTTATTTTAGTCTTAATTATATCAAAAACTGAACGTAAGGCTTTTCTGTTGTTTAAATAATAACTCCCATCATGCACCCTGTGTATATAAGATAATTCAGGAACTATTTTTAATTTGTATCCTTGTAACAACCACAAATAACTAAAATAGAATGAATCTAAAGTACTTAATCTTACATCTAAAACAGTTTGTTCAACCACATCTGTATATCTTTGTCTGTTGAAAAAATAATTTCCTGTATTCAACCATGTACTGAAAACTGAATTATCTATGTGTTCTTTTACATTTGTTCTATCTATATCCAATGTATTAAATTCTTTATATGTCCAGTTAACCCCTTCCTTATTCAATTTGTACATTACCTCTGGACAATAAATTGTATCCTTATCCTTTTCTAAATTACTTACTTTTTCAATATAATCATTATCAATAATATTATCACAATCCAATAAGATACACCATTCATTATTACATTGTTTTACAACTTTGTACTTATTCAAAAATGGACCAATATTTTCTACATTCCGATACAACTTTACTTTATCTGTATTTAATCCCTGAATAAGATTCCATAGTTTAGCATATTTATTAACATCAGAAAAATCATCCTGTATAATAATTTCACCCACCAAGGCATTACCCAAAACCTGAATGAATGACTCAATTGTCATTTCTACCCTATCATAATTTGCAATTGCTAATGAAATCATACTAAGTATATTTTAAATATAAAGCATCACCCCACGACTTTGGTTTGGCATCTGTGAGTATTCTCACAAACCCAAACTTCCCTAAGAACTTATCTAAATCATCTACAAGAACACACCCTTTGTAAACTTCCTCAAAATTGACTTCTGAATAAATAATGTCAATTGTTTTTAATGTTTCTGTTGCTCCTTTAAATACTTCTAATTCATATCCCTGAGTATCAATATTGATCATATTAAACTTTGTACGATCAAATTCTATATTATCCAATTTATCCATTCTCACAATTTCCTTTTTATCAAACTTGATTTTTGGATATTGTTTCAAATGTATTTTAGGTTCAAGTATGGAACAACTCTGCCCTTTATTTGCTGTTTCCACAAACATTTCTTTCTCTCCTGTTTCATTTCCAAGAGCAAGTTGACAAATCAAAATGCTACCATCCACAGGTAAATTTTCTAATAGTTTAATAAAATTGTCATGAATAGGTTCAAAAAAGATCATATTTTTAATCCCCTGCTTTTTGTAATCAAGATATTCCTGTCCATAGTGTGCCCCAATATGAATAACCCCATTAATTTGAAGATTATAATTGTTTACAATATTTTGCAATTTCATCATCATAATAATTTCCATTCTTTTGGTAAACAGAACTCTTTCATAAATTTTACCTGATTCTCTTCCTTTGTTCTCCACTGCTTTGGTGCAACAACCACAGAATTTGAATCTTCATTTAATAATGCTGCCCAAGCACTAAATGTACTGTTGGCAATTATCTTTTGTTTGCAGGATTTTAACAATTCAAAATCAAAATAATCCCCACCCTTTATAAACATCACATTTTGAAATCTTCTTCCTGTAAAATATTTTTGACACCATTTTATATCATCACTAAAAACAAGAATATCCCCTTTTACATATCTCAAAGCATTCTGATAATATGATAATGGTAAAACATTAAAAGCATTGTTTTTTACATAATCCCCTCTTCTGACATGAATCCCCACAGAATTGGTATTAAGAATCTGATTTTTTAATGTAATAAATTCAGGAATATAAAATTCTTCTTTCACACAAAATTCTTTTCTCAAAATTGGAAGAACATCTTTGTAAATATTGATATACTGCCAATATCCCCAAAAATTACAATTGTCTAATTTTGTATATAATGGAGAAAATTCTTTCTCTCTGATTGTTCGTTGATTTAAAAAAGAACTGATTTTAACATCAGTATTGAATTTATTCAACCTGTATGGCCTTGAATCCTCATCAGCATGAATCTTCACCCTATAAGTCAAATCATATCTTACTTCAATTCCATTGGATTCCATTACTCTTCCAAAAGCATATTGAAATAATTGATTTCCTAATCCACCATATATCCTGATAACATTCATTCTTTATTAACTTTTTCTTTTTCTAATACATCTTGCACTTCATCTAAAGACATCTTGGGAAATTCTTTTATGGCACTGTCAGGACATATATTCCAAATAGTAATTCCCCTTCTTTTTGCATCTTTAGCAATATCTGCAAATCCTCTTAAATGCCTGTCAAATGGTAATGTAATTGGTTTCTTTGAAATCTTGGCAATTATACCCTTTCCATATAAATCATGCCAATGTTGTCTTCTGTCATCACTTAATTTCATATCAAACCCAAGTAAAATAATTCTCTTTGCCCCTGCGTTAGCGGCTATGCTGATTGCTGCTGCCCCACTATTCCCATTCCAACTTGTCATTTGTGGATTGTCACTTATACCCTTTGGATATTTCATATCTCTTGGTGTAAATTTAACCCAATCATATTTCCCCATTTGGGGATGGCAAGAGACTTTTAATCCAGGGAATTTTGCCAATCCCTGTTGATGTTTTAAAAAGAACCCAATATCTCCAAAGAACACTATGTCAATCCAATCCCCAATCAAATATGCTACATTAATACCAATTACGTGTTTGTCATGTAAAAAACTCATATAAGGAGAATAGACGTTGGCAGGGGAAATCCCTTTTATTACACTATCCACAACTTCATCTGGAATCCCAAACTGTTTTGGTATAGAAGCACCTCCCCCTATAATCCAAACATCTCCCCCTTCCCACATTCGAGGAACCTGCCAAATCATTTTGTTCCTTTTAGTAAGTCTGCAACCAATGCTTCTGCAACATCTTTCTTGAGTGACTTTTCATTCATCACCTTTCCTGTATTGCTTACAACATCAAACAAAAACAAACTCTTCCCATGAGGGACTGCCTCAAATGTAGGTTTTGTTATTTCCTTTGGTGTTTCAACATTCTCTTTTTCTTTTGTTGCAAGAGGTAGAAAAGTTGCATCCCCACTTAAAGGGATAACAAACTTTCTAAATGAAGATGATATTTCCTCTGGATAGGCTTCAAACTTCTCATTTGGTTTGATAATTCTATTCCCTATTCTCAAAGAACCTCCTCCTATTTTTTGCCATCTTGGTTTTGATTCTACTTTAATGTCTTCACTTTTTGCTCGTTCCATAATTTTATAATCTTTAATTTAAAAAATAATTTCTTGATTAGAAATTTTAACTTATGCCAATTTTACTATACCGCACTTGCCATTCTGATCACTACGTATTTGCGGGACCTGAATGCAAAATGCCTTGAATTTCGTAACAAAAACACCTTCTTCTTTCCACTGTACATTTGTCAAACCAAGACCATTGACCAAACGAACTACATCAGGAGTCATTTGTACAAGAAGAATTGTATCATCTGCAAGAGTATCAATAACTTTAATACCTTTGATAACATCAATTTTCATAATACGATCCTTAATAGTAGTCCCTGGAGTAGTGGTATCATAGTCATCATACAGTACAATCCCATATTCTGTAGGAATGTACAACATGAATGGGCCATAATAGTAAGCAGCGTTTGCAGATTTAATCATGTTCAATACATCATTTAAAATACCAGCAGCAGTTTTTGCTGAAGCATCCCAATGAGTACCAAGAGTAACAAGATTAATATCAGGAAAATTAATATAACTATAAATCTTATTTCTGCTTCTGTCATCCACTTCTCCATAACCATAGGTCGTGTCAGTAAAAAGCATATTTTCCAATGTTTCATTAATTGCTCTTGCTGCCATCCTTGCATCAGTTGTATCCAATGGATTCCCCATATTACGACTGGTTGCCAATTCCCTTGCATTAATCTCATAATCAACATGAGTTATAGGAATTGGTAAATAATTGTGCTGATAATTAGGACGTTGATTTTCCCCTTTTGGAAGTCCATCCATACTAACAACAGCAGTCATCTTACCAGCCACATCATGCCATTCGAGAACAGTTGTTCCCATAGCATTGCCTAAATTGTAGGTAAGTCCATTTGCTCTCAAATCATCAATACCACCGAGACGGTACATTTTTTCCGCCATTAAAGCAGCATCCAACTGTTTCCACTCATCCCTACGGAGAGTAGCATTAGATACAAGCTGAAGACCCCAATTTTCCCTTTTTGCAGGATCACCTCCTTTATACATGGAAATATAAGGTCTCCCATCTGTTCCAATGAACGGACGTTTTGCCCCTGCATTAAATGTTCCATTGTTTTGGAGCATTTTAGCAAAATCTCCTTGGGCATGTCCGTTTGCCATTAAATCTATTTTTACATCAGGCATTTTCTTTTCCTCCTTTTTTCTTTTATAATTACAGTATCATTACTTTTATACGAGGATTATGATATGTCCCCCCTGCACTGGATTCTGAACCTTCTGGAAGAGTACTCAAATCCACAGCTTCTGTAGCAATACCAATAATGGCATTCTGTACAGAACCAGTAGTTGAATCCCCAGGATCAGCAGCATGTAACTGTAATCTACCATCCCCATCTGATTCAAGAAATTGTCCAATCGTAATTGTCTGCTCATCTCTCAAAAGGGCATTTACAATATCCCCTCTTCCAGGAATCCATACCTGAACCCTGTCAGCAGCAGCATAATCATCATCAATCCCATGTCCCTGAAGAGCATCCTCCACAGCAAACATTATAGGCACTACATTTCCACTGGCAGTGGCATGTGCAAGAACCTCATCATCTGAGTTAAATGCAACCAACATCCCAGGAATTATAGTAGCATGTGCTATCTTTTCTATGATAACATCACTGTACTTTTTTAACTTAATAGTATTTGCAGCCATTCCTTTTCCTCCTTATTTTTTAACTTCAAATTCAATTCCGGTTGGCAGTAAAATCTCTTCCGTACCTGCATTAGCATTCATGTTATTTGCATTTAAAGCATAATTCCCTGCTGTTGCACTTTCCTCTTTCACAACAGAATCATACACCCTTTTAATCAGGGCATCTGTCATAGTTCCAAATCCAGTATCAGGCCACAACTCTTTTGAAGTATTTGCCTGAATCCCCTGAATCATAGCATCCCTTTTTTCTTTTCTCTGCTGTCTTGCCCAAGCTACATCAGCCTGATCTTCTGCGGAGAGTTTATTAATTTCCACTGTCTTCTCAACGATCTTCTCTTTTTCAATCACCTTTGGAGTAATTGCTTTATCAAGAGCCTTTTCGCTAAGGACTTCCAACCATTCCCTATCTGTCTCATCAAAACCAGACTCCTTGTTTGCAAGAAGTTTATTGATTTTTTCGAGGCATTTTGGGCATTTCTCATTTGCCATTTTCGTGTCCTCCTTTTTATTATTAGTATTAACTTTATTTCGTACCCAACCACTGTTGACTACGTATTCCACTTTTTTGTGGACTTCAATAGGCTCCCCTACAAATTCGATTTTCCCGCTTTCGATTTTATAAGATTGCTTATACATTGAACGATTATTATCACCACTTTTTGAATAAATCAAAGAATCGTCATACATTTCTTCCAAATAATGATATATATAATGGTGTTTTCCTTCTGCATCTTCATGTTCAGAATCCAAAGAACGAAGTTTATCATAAACCAAATTCATTCTTTCCTGATATCCTTGTTCAGAATTATTTCCTATGGAGGTGAATGAATATCCTTTCTTATTAACTGTCAATAAGAAAAGATTATGTACTGATATTTCATTCCACTCTTTTTTACTATTTGCTCCTAATCCACATCCATCAGCACAACTACAAGCCCCTATCTGATCTGGAAGTATTGCCAAATGATCAGGTCTGTGATTGTGTGCTATTCCAACATATTTTTCACCCTCATAATCCCCCTCTGCCATTTCATTTTCAGTGAACATCCCAAGACTCACTTCTACTTCCTTTGTAGCATTTATATCCTCCAATGTATTTGCTGAAATGGAATTGAGTTTGTCCTCATCTAACCAAACCTCTGCCTTTAACTTCTTTCCTTCAACAGAAGTGTTGTAAACACGTCCCACGGTCATTTTATCAATGATGTCAGGGGAATTTGCTGATACGGCATTCCCATCTTCCTCTGGATGATAAATTACAACTGGTATCCCATTCCAGGATTCTGGAAATTTACCAAGTTCACTTATCTCATGTAAAAGAGGCCCCTGACTACCATTATGCACCCCCTCCACCATCATCACAACAGGGATTACCAAATGCGCCTTTTCCTGATGAACAGTAAGTTTTACTTCATAATCCAATACCTGTTTATTCTTGTAAACAGAATATTTTCCTTTACTCTCATTCACATTCATCACAACTCCATTTGCCTGTTTAATAGCAGATGCAGTGGCTTCCTCCTCTGTCTTGCCTGCTTTCATTTCTTTTTTTCTTACAGATTCAGCGATTCGACTCCACTGCTTTTTTCCTTTTTCACTAAGTCCTTTTTTATGTTTTTCGGCATCTTCCGGTTTAAATGGCATCTTAATTCCCTCCTATTTTTAAATTCTATTTGTCATCTTTTGAGTTATTCTTCTACCACACTCTTTACAATTATAAATATACATTCTTGCTCTCCTGTTTGTTAAATGTTTCATGTTTTCCCATTTCAACCCAACCAACCTGATACAATGTCTGCAATACACATAATTGTCAGTATGAATCCCTCCTACCACAGGATTTGATTCCGTAGGAGTCAATGTTGGAAAACTTGAATATGTTACTTCTGAACCCATTCTTATTTGTATTTTTGAAGTTCTTCAATGTAGGGAACTGTAGTGCAACGGCAAGACGGATGAAAAGGTATTAAAGATTCTATCTCATCCAATGTGAACACTTTACCATCCATAGCCAAACATTTATCACATACTTTTCCATCTCTTGCACTGCTCCATTCTGCTAATACTTTAATCCCTTCCAATCCCCAATTCCTGTATTCTTGTATGGTAGCAAGATGGTGTGCCCTTATTATTTCTGTTCTTGCTATCATCTCTGCCCTACGTGCAGCAGGTATAAACCTTCCCAACGTGTCTGTTATCCCCAATTCCCCCATCCCTGTTCTGTTAATTGTCGCTACGAGTTTTCTCGCAATTACAATTGGTGCTTCCCCATTCAAGAATCCCTGTGTAAGAATTTTACTTATCTGAGCATTCATTGCATCTGTAACACCCTTCAGATTTGTAAAAGTTCCTGAATACAACAATTCTAACCTTTCTGCATGAGAAATACCCTGTAACACAACATCAATCCCACCCATTTCTTCTATGGTTGGTATTTTATACCCTGCTTTTATTAATTCCTGATGTGCCCTGATTACACCACTCCTATAAGCCTCATACACATATTTATTTGCCCAAGGGTCTTGAAATCCTCCTATACTTAAAATTCCTCTGTCAATTTGCACCTGTGCCCAAAGAAGAAACAAAGCAATTTTCTCTGCACTTGTTTTATATTTGTATTCTTCCTCTGAAACAGGTTGCATCTGATTCTTTTGTAAATCCTTTAATCCAAAACAATCATTGTTATATATTGATTTCTTAACAACAACAGCAAATTCTGTAAATCTCCGTTGCATATCCTTTGCAAAAATATTTCTCAACCCTGTTGTCTGGGTTGGGTCATATCTCCTTATTTGCTTTTCAGTATATACTGCTGTCTCTTCCATTTATTTTGTAACAGTTACTTTCTTTTTTGGTACAGAAACTTCTTCTTTTTTTACCTGTTGTTCTTTTGATGCAGGAGGCATTGCTATTTCTGCAAGTTCTTTCATCATTTCTTTTTCTTCTTTTGAAACTCCCTCAGATAATATTTTTTCAATCAAATCAATCTGCATCTGTGATAACCCAAGACAAAATTCATAAAATGCCCTTGCAGGAATAACTGCCTGTGCTAAAGGATTTGTCGTGTATTCCCTTATTGCATTTGCTCTTGATTTTCCAATCTCAACTCTTTCCTTTTCACTAATTGAGAATAAATCTAACCAATCTACCTGATAATCCCCACTTTCAGGGGCAGGTAATATTTTCAACTCAATTAAACGATTTATAAATGGGAATATAATATTTGGTTCAGCATGGTCTTCCCTTCTTGACTGTACATAAGTTTTCCATTCCCCTGTATCCTGTGTACTTGCTAATTCTCCTCTTTCACTACCAGACAAGATTCTCTTTGGAATACCTGTTACTGCTGAAATCATTGTTAATTGAATATCCACATGATTTTTTGGATCTTCTATTTGCTGTTGTAATGCCTTTAAATCAATTCCCTGATTAATTAAAAATCTGCGAAGTCCATGTTCATACTCATCCATCTGATCTTTTACATCCTCTTTGGTTGCCTGTGTCATGGAAAAATCTTTATCCACGTTGGCTTGAAATCCTGGACGTGCCCCTTTCCAAAACATCTCTGCATCACCCCCTACAAGTTTTTCCAAATCATAAAGTCTGTTAAACACAGATTCTAACTTTGGAATACCCATTACCTCTGATTCCAGATGATCTTCCAAAATATGTATTACTCTCGTATAATGTACATTTACCGTAGAAGAATTTCCACTTGCTACATCTGCTACCTGTACAGAATAAATTAAAGGCATCCCATATCTGGGATTACTTGGATCACTTTCATAACTATCTATCTTTGCACTCTCTTCCCCGAAAGGTTTTACATACAACAATTTCCTTGCTCCTGATCGTACAGGTCTTAGGAACCCTTCTATATTCTCTCCTACATCATCCAATCCCAAAAGCAATACTCCATATCTTCCAATACCAGTTAAACGATCTACCCTTGAAAGAATAGAACGCAATCCCATCTTTTTATTCAAATCATACCAAGCCTTTTCAAATACTGTCTTTTGAGCATCTTCTGATTCAATCAATTCCAACTGTCCCTGCCAAGTTGCTTTTACAGGCCTGTCAATAATTGCCTTGGCGATGTCCTGACGGGTATATTGTGCAAAATAATCTTCATAATGTAATATTTTCTTATACCCAAGTGCTTGGTAAATATCCCTATCCCCACCATACTGCTGTCCCAAATTAGCAGCCAACTGTGCTCTTGCTATAACAGCACTTGTAAGAGCCTGTATCTGCTTATTTGTTAAGATATATTCTGATTTATTATGTTGTATTCTTTCCATGTCAATCAGTTATTTTCAAAGTAGTATATTTATCAATTTAGTAATTAAATTGTTATATTTTGATTTAATCTGCAAATGTTTTTCGATCACTCATGGTTTTTAATTTAAAAGAATCATTTGTATATGATTTTAAAGTTATGATCTTACATTTCCTAATACATAAACATTTCTTGATTTATTCCAGCCAGTCGGAGCGTCATTATAAGTCGCAGATGCATTATTATTTAAAATAAACCCGTCCATACTTTCCCTCCATCTTGCTATATCTCTTGTGGTAACTTCACTTCCCCTGAAGTGATTATTTCGCACTTCATAATTTCTTAATCTAAAATTACATTCAATAGAATTTAGATATGTTGCAATAGTATTAAGATTTGCCTTCACATTACTTAATTTTCCTCTGTGTTCAGGATGTCCTAATAAAATCCCAGATCCCCCAGCTCCATTTACTCCAGGAGCCCAATCATTCACTCCTGTAATTGCTATAACTTCAGCACCGATAAGATCGTAGGTTTGCTCTTCAGCTATAGCACCCCCAAAACTATATTCACTATTATTGTCTCCATATAGCATTATTAGTCTCTGGCAATTTTGAAGTGTAAGACTATATATCCCAACATCCTTCAATCTACCATGACCCAAAATACAGGAAGGAAGATTTTTTGCATGTAATGAAGATGGGACTTGTTTTGTATAATTCATATCAATAGTGCCGGAACCGAATATCTTAACATCATGGATATAATTTGAATGAAATCCCGTACCCACTCTTATACCATAAGTTTCTGCCCCATCAAAACATACTATCCATGTATTATCTATTGCATATCCCGTAAGATAGTCGAATTTAATTTCAATTCCTTCTGCTATTGACTGCCAGCCGCCTGTAATAGTAACTCCTGTAGTCCCGTAAGTGGGTTCCCAGATATCAAATCCCCATTTGAAGGTGTTTGGTGAACCAGTTCCATCTATTTTTACAACCAGATCCTTAAATGTGTTTCCTGTATATATGCCCCTATAAGAAAAACCCTCTTGCGTTCTTTGCGTTCCTTGATTTGTAACAAGTTCCCCTATATAATCTAATGTATTTGAATTATCTGCAAGTTTTAATATTGCCCCTGCTTCTAACTCTACATACATCTTTTTGTCACAATAAAGAATGCTTCTGTTTTTGTTAATGACTCCATTATGTGTTCCTGCCTTGAATCTTACAAGAGAGCCTGCCGGAGCCACATCAAATATTGTCTGAGGATTATCAGAAGTGGTAATATCATACTGATTTATTGTTCCTGCTGTTACTAAATCGTAAACATCCTGTGTAACAAAATAATCGGAAAGTTGTGGAGTTGCAGCAACTAATTCTGCAAGTGTTTGTGATACAGATTTTATAAACCGCCCCGAAGGATTAAACTTATTTTCCAGATAATTATATATTGTTGTTCTTTTTGTTGCATCTAACTTATCGGAAAAATAACACATCAATTCTTTAAACCCAAAATCAAAACCACCCCCCGTTCCGACATAATAAGACAATATATAAAGTTCTGTGCTTCTTACTAATTGTATTGAAAAAGCGTAATTTAAAGTGGTCTCAACATCATCAATTTTATACTTAATAACATTATTTGGTTTATCAAAAATTATCCTTATTATATTGCTTCTCTTTACATGACAATCATTTGCAGTTGTTTGTATTGCACCAGTATTAGTACGCATCTGGCCATTCAATTTTTTATCAGCAAATGTATATGCAAGTTGTAGTAATTCTGTTGATGCATTACGATAAGAAAAAATTGTCTGGTTAACTGATGCGTGCCAAGATGGTTGTAATACAAGATAAAATTCAGCGTAAGATAATGATTGAAATCCGGCAGATAAGGCTGCTTTCATTGCCGAGTTTGTAGCAATATTACAAAGGTAGTCACCATTACTACGATATGAAAGCCTTGTAGCACCACTTCCAGTGAAATCATTATTACTTGCAGTTTTATCTTCAAGAGTAGTTACTAATTCTTTGTCAGCTAGTGCTAAATTAGAATCAACCCAAATATCCGCATCATTAAATAACGTAGTGCATGAAGCAACTGATGAATATTGTGATTGACTTCCTACTTTATACAATGCAATCTTAAAATAATACAGAGTGTTTGCAGTAAGTCCTGTAACTATACAGGATTCAACGATACTGGTTATTGTATCTTTTAATGTAAAAGTTACATTATCGGTTGAGTAATAAACTTTTATTCCAGTAAAGTCTGCAACACCATTATTCAGCCAATTTAATTTAGCCTTAGTGTCCGAATATACTATTGCTGTTAACCCTGAAGGATATCTTGTCTTCCAGTAACTCTTCCTCCTCCTGCCTATGCCAATGCCTATATCTCTTACAACCGATCTGACAACACCTTCACTCATCTCCCTTTATTTTTACCAATCAAAACCAAATGTATAACTCCCACTTGTATAACCCCCATCTTCTACTCCTGCCCTCCATCTTACCCCCGCACCTATGTCATCTATAACTAAACGATTCCCCACAGCAATTTCAGATTCATCCAACGGTAAATAATTCTGCCATCCTGCATCCCCCTCACATTTGAATTGAAGCAACACTGTCATCACAGAAGTTTCTGAAAATCCAGATGAATCTGCATCATTCTCTCGGATCGAGAAATACATTTTGTCTTTTGCAGTCCCATCATTCACTTTGTCCCGCAAACAGACTTCATTTGTCCAATATCCTAACTCTGTACCACTTGGAGCAGTATTTACAGTAGCATATTCTTTATAATCCCCTGAACTTTTACTATTTGCCATTTTATTATATTTTTAGTTTATTTTATAATTAAAAATAAATAGTTTTTTCATATTTTAAATTGTTTCAATCCATCCTCTTACGGCTGCAATACACAATGTAGCACCCGAAGCATAATCCCCCTGAACACTCATTTTTACATCTGATTTAGCTGCAATTACAGCAGGAAATTCAAGTGGCCTTAGGGTGTCCCCATTTATTGTCATAAATTCCCCCTGTGGAATAAATACAGTTGATCCAAATACTCGAATCTTTGGGGTAAAAACCACTGCATTTAATTTAATAGCATTGCCACCAGCACCAGAAGCCATTGTTAAACTTGTTAAATACAGTGTTTTCCCTACTGGTACAGTATAAACTAAAGTCCTACAAGCCGTTAATCCTGTTTCTATTGAACTATAAGTAATTGTTTTTGCTGCATTCTTTATAGTAATTACCCCAGCAGCCACTCCGTTAGCACCTGCCTGAGTAGCATAACAATAATTTATTCTTAGGAAATTTTTAGTAGTGACTACATCTGCTGTTCCGTTTAAAGTAACCTCCTCTGTCTGTTCTGCATAATTAGTATCCAAGCCAGAAATCATAATTTTTTCTATCCCAGTACTTCCTTCATCATCATTTCCAGAAGTAGAGGCAATTGTGAATTTTATTGCTGATGGAGGAAAGACATAAACACTTGCCGAACCACCTTCTCCTGCCCATACATCCACTAAGAGATTATTTACACCTGCAACTCTTCCATATTTTGCAAATGCAGTATGCCCGACAATATTACCTTCGGCTATATCATAAGCATATGGGGTAGATGACACCCTCGGTTTGCCACCCACCGTTTCAAAACTATATAATAATCCATCAGATATATTTCTGAATTTACCTTGATTATCTGAACTGGAAGGATTAATCTTTGTATTTCCAGTTGCATTTCTTAATCGAGATAAAACATTAAACTGACCTGCTGAAGTAAGTATTGGTTGTACAACACCCGTATCTTCATCTGTCCCCTGCATATTTGCAGAAACAATTATTTCTTTTCTTATGGTGATACTTGTCAACCCTATTTCGTTTGTAGTGCAAAATGACACCTTTATACCAATACATACAATGGAAGGAGACAATAATGACACTGGAATATGATAAAGCATTGTTCCATATTGTGTATTATTTGCAGAATCATCATAGGTATTTCTTACCGTACCATCACTACCAATAAATTCAAATTTGACATTACTAAATGTTTTCCCAGTATTACATCCTATTCCAATTTTATTAAGATATACTACCCTATTAAATGCCAAATAAAGTACCTTGGGATTTGTAGCAGTTGCATTGGTTATTCCAGAGAGTTCATTAGGGTTTATAAATAAATCAGCAATATTCCCTGTCCATCCAACTTTCGTAGAATAGGTTAAATCAATATCCTTTGTATAAACACTATCCCCATCAGTCGGAATAGGATTCTGAACGGATATAAAACTCCCAGCATCATCAACAAGTTGTGTTGCCTGAGAACCATCCGTAAGTAATTCCCCAAGAGTTCTATTTAAAATGTAGTCTGGCACTATTTTTCTACCTCTACAAATTTTTCATAAAGGGGGAATGAGCGTTCATCCAGTTTTCCTGCTTTATCCAATCCTTTCAACGCTTCCTGTATGATTTCTCTCGCCTTTTCCCCTATTTCAATTTCTTTATCAACAGATTTCTTCCAATGAATCAATCCATCTTTTTCAACCATCCCAAATTCTTTAAATTCCTTTTCATTAAAGGAAAGAGCAGATTTTAAACTGATAAGAATTTTAAAAGTTACATAACTTCCTTCCTTTGGAAGAACCTGCATCAATGTAATACGTTCAATAACTGATAATTTCATAATTTTAATTTTTAAAGTGTTTGATTAACAAGAAATATTTTATGCTGTTAAACTATTAAATATTGGGATATAATAAGGAACTCCACCGACAGATATTACAATATGCCCATCAGCCCCAAGACCCCCATCACTGGGGGTATCTTTTGCTGCAACATCTGTGGTTGCCACACATCCTGTAGCAGTTGCAAAAGAAACAAAATTAGTAAGATTCACATTGCTGTAAAACTCAATAGCATTTGTACAAGCACGCCCTATATCCATTACACACATTGAAAGTGTTCCTGTCACAGTCTGAGCAGCAGAATCATCATCCAAGGTGAGTAACAAGCATTCTACTGTACCAGTAACCTCTGCATTAATACTGACCTTAAAACTGGCAGCACAAATATTTCCCGTAGCATCATGTGTTACACAATCACTTGTAATAGCTAAATGGCCTTGAACAGCATAAGCATCATAACAATTCCCTTGAATTGTGGTAGAACAAAGTAAAGCCTGTAATTTATTATGAGTAGTGTTTGCTGTATTCTTTACAGCAATAAAAGCTGCCAAAGTGCTTGTATCTGCAACAGTTTTATTTGTTGCCGTAGACATATTTACAACAAAAGCAATATTATCCACAACAGCAGCATCCACTACTGGTGTAGAATAAGACCCCACACCCATACTATGTATTAAGTACGATGTTGGTGCTTTTGTCGTTTTTACTGGTTCTGCTAAACCATTTGCAAAAAAATCTGTATGAAATTCTGCAAATCTTGCAGCATTTGGGTATCCTTTTAACCCATACAATCCTTCTACTGTTCTTTTCATCTTTTTTACATTTTAATTTGAACTTATCATCCTTGACTTCCAATTGAACATGATTAGTTCCTATTTCTCGTGTAAAATAAAATCCCTGCAAGAAGCAGAACAATTGCACCTATTATTATATAACACCATTCTGCCTGCCCCATCTTATTCTTTTCTACGTTGAACATTAACTGCATTTTTTCCTTTTTTCCCATCAATAAGACTGTAAGCTACCTTGTCATCTTTTTGGACAACATCAAGCGTGTTTGTTTTATGAAAAAAATACTCTGTTTGACCTCGGTCATCAATCAAGAATCCATAGCCTTTAGACTCATTAAAAAATTTTACGACTCCTGTGTTGGTTGCATTTGTTGTCATTTTGTAATAAAAATTTAATTGTATATACTAAAAATTAATTATGTAATCCTCCTTGCTACTTTTTTACTTGCAAGTTTGTTAAAAGATCCAGAACTTGCATCCGTCTGGTCTTTGTATGTACTATTAGGAAAAAACCTAAGTTCATGCACATAAGCAAAATTCCAATCTGCTTTTGTAAGATAGACATTTCCATTGTTCACCTGCACTGAATAAGCATCCGCCCTTACTGTTTTATCCCCTGTTGGGTGTTCCCCTCTGACAATAAACCCTGCAAGATTCCTAATTGTATTCTCTGTACTTTCTTTTCCACTACTCCCCGGTTCTGTCTCTACCCAAACTTCTACATTCCTTCCATCTGCCTCTGCCGTCTGTTTTATTATATCCTCACGTTCATTTGTTCCCCACTGACCTCGTTTTACATCTTCCACAATGAACTTTCCGTTTTCCAATTTACACATCTTTACTCCTACTGTGTAAGCACCACCTCCCGCTGTACCTGCCTTATCCCAATAACGTACTGTGTGTTCCACCCTGCTTTTTAAAGGTGTATAGGCATCAATATATTGAAAATGATCAACTTTAAACATTCCTCCTCCGGGGGGTACAGGATTCTGTCCTATTTGCCCTGCAAAACCATATTGTCCCAAATCTGCTTGCATATCATTTAAAACAGACCAAGGCATTCTTACAACATCAAAAAGATCATCCTTATAAAATTTTATCAATTCAGGTGGTTGCACCTGTTTTGCATAATTCCTGCATTCCCCAGGTAAACTAATATGTCTTATGTTTGCTTTTTGTTTTGCAAGTAAATGTCCTGCCGGATCATTTTCATGAAGACGTTGCATTATTAATATGGTAGGGGTAACTGCTTTGTTTGTTTTACGTGTAGGAAGTGTTTGCTCCATCCA